CTCCGCGACTTGCCACAGATGGCAAGCACCTCTTTGAGTCTGAGGAACCGAACGTTGGCATGATTGCTCGACACACGGCGTTCAGCCGCCACATCGCCCGCTTGCTGATCCATGTACGCCTCCAAAGTGAGTCTGGAAAGAAGCATCGCTTTGCGTAGCTGGATCGCGCAGGTTTCGCCGTGTTGTTGGCGAGGCGAATGCATAAGCGTGATTAACTCGGCTGCGATGCAGTTAGTAGTGTGCCGTCGCGTAGCGGACTGAGCATTGCGCTCGTAGCTATGCAAGCGTCATTAAACTCAGATCGAGCGTGTTAAAAGCAGGTCTTTAGGTTTGGGTTTTTTGGGCAGGATAGACTGGCGTCTTAAAAGGTTAACATTTAGCGCTTACGAAGACGGGTGCTTTCCTAGGTGGGACTCGGTGCACTCATCAGTTTTCCGCAAAGCTGAGTCAAATTTCTAGAACATGATGTCAAGCAATCTGTGTCACATATGACACAGTTGACTCAGCTACATCCAAGTTACTACAACTGCTGAGCAACCACATACGCAGTAAATATTTCGAAAATTCTAGAGTGAAACTTATTAGGTATGAGTTGTACGAGGTATCAAACAGTCGCCTACACGCAACAGGTCAGCTGTAGATTTTAGTTGCAAATTTACAACTTTAATGTATTATCGTAAAAACACGAACATATAAATTATTACTTCTAGGGATATTATGAAAGATATTGCTGTTGTTTTTATTCATGGATTTCGGGGAAGCGATGATACTTGGATCAATCAGGCTGGCGGTTCTTTCCTAAGTTTCTTAGACGAAGATCCACAAGTTGCGAAACATTGTGATTTGATCAGTTTCGATTACTATTCGAAAATTACTGAAGTATTCGATGGTGTTGTAATGCGCGAGATCTCGAATTTGCTTGCCCGAGTGCCGCTGGTTGGAGGGTTAAGCAAGCTAATATTTAAAACAAAGAAGATTCAAAGAAATCAACCCATCGAAATGATTTCAAACGGACTTTCATCTTTTTTACGTACAAAGGCGAAGGGTTACAAGTACATTATCTTTGTGGCCCATAGCATGGGTGGATTGGTAGCCAAAGATCTCATATGTAGAAATCTCGATGGTGAAAAATTGCATAATGTACTTGGATTTATATCAATAGCCGTGCCGCATAAAGGATCACTGAAGTCGTTGCTAATTAGTTGGGCTGGGAATGTGCAGGCAAAGGGACTTGAACCCCTTGATCGATATACTGTTGAGTTAGAGGGTAAATGGGCCAAGTTGAGCTCTCAACTACCGCCTACCTTGTATATGGTTGCGCAGAATGATGAAGTAGTACTTCCTCACGTTGCTGTTCCTCAGAACGTTCCAAAGGGTTCGGAGTTGTATTTCGAAGAAGATCACGTCTCAATCTGCAAACCAGAAAATAACTTGTCTCCCACATATTTAGCTGTGCGAGACGCGATTGCAGATTTTGTTAACAAAAATTTTCAGGTTATTGACATTCAAAAAGCCGATTCGAAGGAAGCGCCAGCCTACGAAAAAGAAATATTTTTGCTAAAACTTATGATTGCTGATATTGAGCAGGTATTAATTGACGATGCTAAGCAATCATTCTTTTCTGCTGAAACACTAGTACGCGTTGTGTCAACTGAAGATCAGAATAATCTCCGTCAATTGTATGCATTAGTGCTTAGTATGTACAGGACTGAATTCGCGGATCATCTGGGGAATCAAGATACTAATACGCAATTTTTAGCAAAGATCCACAAGTTGATATTTCAAAATAGTGACACTAGCTTAAAAACCACAATTGATAACGTCCATTTTATGCATAAAAAAGGGTTATTGCATCAGATGGCAAATGAAAACACGAGCAAGGTGGTTTGGATGCGAAATTTTAACGTTGACGATTTGAGTTCAATATAATGTTAGATGCTTTGGAGCAAAGATTTTTCTTTAATGCTGAAAACGAGCGATTACTAAATCTATACAAAACATTTTTGGTTGTTGAGGTACTACAAAAAAATTCAAAAGAAGCACTCGTCTTAGACTTGGCAAAAGCATCATTTTTCGCATTTGTTATTGGTAATCATAATCTAACTCGCCGAGTCCTTACGTACTTCAAGCCAGAGATAAAATTGGACGAACGCTTTTTCATTGAGGATATTTACGAGAGCTATATTTATCCTGGGAATGTTTTTGAGGACGCAGAGTTTAAGAATAACATTGCTATACTTTGCGACAAGAAATTACTTAGTATCGTATCGAAAGATAATGATATTTTTCTTCAGACAGCTGTCATCTTGGCCGCGCCTGAAAATAGCTTGATAATCCTTTGGCGCGATTCGCTTTTGAAGTTAAAACCACTGGTCTCAAAATCAATCACCCAGCTTTATAAGGCTTTACTGGAAAATTCGAATGATTAGCTCTCCGTCTGTTATTGTCGAAAATTTAAAAATTAAAGGTGTTGTACGGGACTATGAGATTCCTTTTAAAGAAGGAATTAACATCATATGGGGCGACGTAGATTCAGGTAAGTCAAGTATTTTGAGTTTAATTGCCTATGCTTTAGGAGCATCAAGCTTTGATTCTTATGATGAGATTCTAGAACATGGTCGTGAGGTGCGACTGAAAGTGCAGTTAAACGAGCGGCACTACGTCTTTCAAAGAAGTTTATTGGACAAAAAGCAACATGTTCTTTGTCATCATGATGAAATAAACGATTACGTTGCTCCTAAAGTTCTATCTGCAGATATTGATGGCGACGCGCCTGATGGATATGTTTCATTTTACGTCTTAGATCTTTTGGCTCTACCGAGAACGAAGGTCAGAAAGTCTCCTAGTAAGACAGAGTCGACCATGGATCGCGTTGGATTCAAAGATGTGTTGAAGTTCTTGTATTTAAAGCAGAAAGATGTCGCTGCCGATACGTTGCTTAGTATGAGTGATCCAGTTCGCTATATTAAGAATAAACAGGTCTTAAGATATCTTCTTAATATTTACAATGAGGGTGTAGCGGAAATCGAGGCTGAACTTGCGGCCCATGTCAAGGATCAAAAAGAGAAAAAAGCTGAGAGAGAAAGCATTTTTTCGTTTTTGAAGAAAATCGAAGTAGATTTTCAGGTTGACTATGAAGGCGAACTTGAGGAGAAAGAAAACCTAGTTCGTGAAATAGATGAGCAAATCATTCTTGCTAAACAAGAACATCGACGAGCTGCCCTAATCGATGAGGAAATCGGACGAAAAGTTAAGGAGGCAGGAGCAAGACTTGAAAAAGTAGAGAAAAATCTTGAGAAAAAGAATTCTGATTTAGTATCTTACATACGTCTGCGAAATACTTATGAAAAAGAAATTCAATCGATTGTTACGTCTCTGCAGTTAAAAAATACGTTTGGAGGCGTGCAGGGTGACGATCATGTCAAGTGCCCGTTATGTGCGTCGACAGTCGATACAAATACAGTAGATGCACCATTTGTAAGTGAGCACTCTCTTCAGGTTGAGGAGAGTTCACTTCGACAAAGACTAAGAGGATTGAAGAGTTTCATTTTGCAAACAGAGGAAGAAATTGCTGATCTAGAAGCAGAGCGTCAAGAAATAAATATTTACTTGCAGAAAGCAGTGGCAACGTACGACCAGCAATTTGCAAGAGAAATATCTGCGAGCATCGAGGTAATACAACACTTAGAAAAAGAAAAGTCAGAAATATTCGAACTGCGAAAAGTGCTGGAGCGTGATATCAGAGTTGTAAGGAATTTCGATGATTTGAACCTTAATATTGCTCATCTTGAAGAAGCTATTGGTCGAATTAAGCTAAATTTAGATAATGCACGAAGCAAACAAATCGATCCGCAAGAGGTTGTGGAAAGGTTATCTGGAATTTTCGCTTCGTACATGCGGCGCAGTGGCCTGCAAAACATGAATGATCTGAGGGTTGACGCTAAACTTGACTATTATGTCAGAAATAAATTTTATACGGAACTGACTTCTGGTGGTCTTCGCACAATAGCATCAATGGGGATTTTTTTCTCAAAACTCGTTTATTCGATCCAATACCCATGTAATCTCCCTACATTTTTAATGCTTGATACTCCAGGTCAGAATATTGGGAGAAATCGAGATAAGAGCGAGAATTCTGAGGTTGCCGATCCCGCAATTTATGAAAACGTTTATAAGAGAGTTCAGGGGATTGCTGAGCTAGCGGCGACGAAGGGTGTTAAATGCCAAATTATCGTTGTAGATAATGATATTCCGCCATTTGTTATCGAAAATCCTAAATTCTTTATTAGTAAGCGGTTTAGTAAGTCTGAAGAGGGGTACGACCGTGGTTTAATAGCCGACGCTAAACAGAAGCCAACAAAACTAGTCGAATAATTGGCGTGTGTAACATTAGGATTGAATTAGTTTATGAAGTATCGGACAGTATTTTCTGGAGGGCTAATTACAAACTAAATGCCTTGATAGTCTATCAGTGATTGGGGAGGTACTCTAGTGAAAGTGCCTTCCCTTCATAGAGGAATACTGCTGACATCGCTTTCAATGACCAAGCAATGGCCCCATTTAGGTCTCTCCGGGGACATAGATCGACGTGTTGTACACTTCGCGACACCTTAATTAGATCTGGCTTTCGTTAGTTCCAAGAATCTTGCATTCGCCTTACTTGATTGCATCAAGATAGTCCGCCCAGCGCTGCATCATCAATCGACGCGCATGCAAATGTGCTGTGCGGTTGTAAGCGCGTCCGTTAGGGTCCTTAACGGCGTGAGCAAGCTGGTGCTCGATCAGATCAACCCGCTCGCCCAACACTTCATCCATGATCGTGCGCGCCATCGCACGGAAGCCATGGCCGGTCATCATGTCCTTGCCGTAACCCATGGCGCGCAAGGCCGCGTTGATGGTGTTCTCGCTCATGCAGCGATCGCCTGTGCGGACGCTGGGGAAAACGTACTTGCCATACCCTGTCATCGCATGAAGATCTTTTAACAGTGCGATGGCTTGCGTTGCCAGCGGCACGATATGATCCTGCCCCATCTTCATCTTTGACCGAGGGATGCGCCATTCTGCCGCGTCAAGGTCGATCTCGGACCACTCCGCGGCACGCAACTCCCCAGGTCGAACGAAGACCAGTGGCGCGAGCTTGAGCGCAGCAATGGCATAGGCATGGCCATCGTAGGCGTCTATAGCACGCAGCAGCCGTGCAGCTTCCTTGGGATCGGTGATCGCAGCATAATGGGCTTCTGGGACCGCTGACAATGCGCCACGCAGGTCTACCGTCATATCGCGATCCGCAAGGCCACTCGCTACTGCGAACCGGAAGACCTGACCGCACAGCTGCTTGATCTTGTGCGCGGACTCGATCGCGCCGCGCTTCTCGATTACGCGAAGCGCGCTCAGCACGTCCCATGGCTTGATAGTGGAGATGGGCAGGGCGCCGATAGCCGGAAAGATGTTCCGTGTGAGCCACGCAGTATTCTTCTCCTGCGTGCTGGCGGCCCTGTCGGCTGCTGTCCTTTCCAGCCATGCACGGGCGACCGCCTCAAAGGTATTCAGCGCTGCCTTTTCCTTGGCCTGTTTCTCTTCGCGCTTGCTCCGGCCAGGGTCAATCCCTTGCGCTAGCTGTTTCCGGGCTGCTAACCGCTTGTCGCGGGCTTCCGCAAGCGATACCTCAGGATATTTTCCGAAGGTCAGCCGGTTGTTCTTGCCGTTCGGCTGCCTATAGGCCATGCGCCAGAATCTTGTTCCGTTTGGCATGACCTCAAGATACATGCCTTCGCCGTCGCCCAAGGTGTAGGTCTTGTCCCTGGGTTTGGCGTTGCGAATAGCGGTGTCCGTCAGGGGAACGCAGAGTTTTGGCATTTTAGATCCATGACTTTTGGCGTTCGGTATCTATGAACAAAGTATGGATACAAAAACGCTGGATGGTGATGGACGAGGTCAAACGTCTGAGGACAAAAAAACCGCGTTCCCAGAGCGAGATACGCGGTTTCATGGACGATGCTGGACTACTAGGGATGAGTCGTTGGTGCCTCCGGCCGGTAACGTGACCTCTATAGATTCAACATCTTATAGAGGGCGTTGCCAAAAAAATGCCAGAAAATACCGAGAGAAAAGTCGAAGATTTCCAAGCACTATATGACTATGAGCGGCATCGCATCCCGGTCCGCGAACTTTGCCCCGGCACCCGAAGGCACTTCCAGTGGGAGGAATCGAACCCGCTCCACAAGGTGCCAATCAAGTGGTTGGAGCATTATGCCCCAGCCTTCCATTTCAGCAACGAGGAACTGCGGGCATCCCGAACAACCGTCGACATGCCTTCTGCGAGCGGGGTCTACTTTTTGTTCGATGGCGACGAGTGCGTCTACATTGGTCAAACGCAAAACTTCTGGGATCGCATGGAGCAGCACAAGCGCAACCGAATGCCGTGGACTTCGCATACTTACATCGAGGTACCAAAGTTCCACGCCCCAGCCGTCGAGGCATATTACATTCGTAGGCTCATGCCGACTTTCAACGGGGACCATCCTCGCTTGCGTACCTACTCGGATATGGTGGAGAGGCTTGGGCTTGATCGCCCGCCGGCGCTCTCACTTCCGGCCGCGGCGCCGGCGGCACAATGACCAGCTGCCCGTCGACCTTGCGCGCCACCAGGTCGGGCGGGCGGCCAGGCGTGATGATGTGGAATTCCATCACGGCACCGCGTTCACTGCGCGGCAGGCTTCGAAGCGCTGGATGACGCGCTCGTATCGCCGCACGAGTCCTGCAACTGCTGCTCCGTCGCCGAGAAGGTCAGCAGCAGCTTCCGGCATAAGGCTCGGTCCTGCTGGCTCAACCACAAGTCCGGCGGCAACGGGTCGATCGTCGGCCGCGGTGCCGGCTGGTACTGGGCTGGCTGCGGGGCAGCGCAGGCCGTCAACGCCAGCGCGCACGCGGCGCTGAGCAGCTTCGATGTTCGACGCATATTCCTGTTCCTTTCGTAGTGCGGTGGTGTCCTGCTCGAGCAGACGGGTGCGCAGGCCGGATTCGATTGCGAGGTTGGCGACGGCCTGGCTGTCGCGCGCTTCCTTACCGGCGGCGACGGCGGCGGCGTGGCCGGCCGCATACCGATCGGCGCCGTAGTGGCGCAGGCCCAGCGTGCCGGCCACCAGCGCGGCGGCGGCCAGAATGCAGCCGATCATGAGGCGGTCGAGCGCGCTCACGGCTTCACCTGGTCGTAGAAGCCGAGGTTCCGGCCGCGCATGATGGCGATCAGCTTGTTCGCGTACTCGGGATCGGTGGCGTAGCCGGCGACCTGCAGCGCGCGCGCCCAGCCGGCGCCGTCGATCTGCTTGAAACAATCTCGGTAGCGCGGGTTCTTCAGCAGGAACTGCGCGTGGTCGACCATGCTGCCCAGCCAGCTGTCGTAGGCGCGGAAGCGGTCGGTCAGCTTTACGTCCTGCCCGGCCAGGTGCTCGGTGGTGCGGAAGGTGACGGTCGGCCCGGTCCAGCTCCGGTCAGCCTTGATGCCGAACAGGTTGTTGCCGATGGCGCGCGCGCCCCAGCTCGATTCGAGCGCGGCCTGTGCCAGGGTGATGGACGCCGGGATCCCGGTCTTGCGCTGGCAGTCCTGTGCGAAGCCGGCCAGCATGCCGATGAATGCGCTGGGTGGCATCAGTGTTTCTCCTCGGTTGGCGCCGGGTCCGCCGGCAGGTCAAATTTCTTGTTCAGCACCGTCTCCAGCTTGAAGAGCCAGCGCGATCCCATGTGCGCCGCGATCCCTGCCAGCGCGAACTGCATGGGGCCATGGATGCCGACGCCCGCGCACAGGTAGGCGGTGAGGACGCCGGTAAAGCCGGATACGGTGACCTCGCCGATCAGTTCGCGGATGTTGAAGGGGCGTGTCTTGCCCTCGTTCAGCTTGCGCATGAACGAGACGACGCCGGCCCAGATGGACAGGCCGATGACGACTGCCCAGCTGAGCAGCGCGTCGAAGTCGAGCATGCCGCCCGATGTTGGTTTTTCGATCATGGTTTTCTTTCGTTATGCGAAGTCGATGAAGGGGAAGCGCAATTCGTATGCGCCACCATCCGGACAGGAGAAGGTCAGCCGAACGAACTTGTTGGTCTTGTCCGACAGGTTGCGCAGGGTGCCGATCTGGAACCGATCCCACTTGTTCAGCGTGCCGTTGGTGATGTTCTCCACGAACACATATGTCTGGACCATGTTCGCGTTGTAGAGGCGGATCTCCAGTGACACCTGGCTCGGCGGCGAGAAGAACGTGGTCTTGCCCCAAAAGGCGATCATGGCCATCTGCGCGCCGTCCGGTACCGCGAACAGACCCGATGCCGCGAAGCGCGAGCGGGGGATTACCAGTCCATTGCCGGTGCCGACCGGCGCACCGCCCGTCACGATCGACAGCGGATCGCCAACGCCGCCTTCGGTGAAGTCTTCGGTGAAGGCGCGGGCGAAGGCCCAGTTCGTGAACGAGTTGTTGTTCGGCGCGCTCAGCAGCAGGGCCTGGCCGCTGGCTGGGTTCAGCGGCGAGCGCAGGCTGATCGCCTTGTTGCCGAGGAACGGGTGCACGTGGTTGGCCAGGAAGCCCTGAGACGCCACTTCCTCGCCTGGCTTTGGAATATCGACGACCACGCGGCTATCGGTAATGACGAAGGTGGCCATGCGGTTCGCGCTGGTCCAGAACGGCACATCGGCTGCCGGCGACATCCACCAGAAGCCGGTGCAGAACGAGTGCACGATGTGCCCATAGTCCGGATTGTCGACAACGAACAGCGGCATCCCGACCTTGCCGACGTCGACTTCGTAATGGGTGTGCGACACGTACAGGTCAGCACCCTGGGACGCGAAGATGGTCGATTTGACCGCCTCGATGTCGCAGGCCAGCACCTTGTAGGTCTGCACGGCGCCCAGGTCGAAAATGGGCGTCTTCAGTTCCTTGTTGCCGCACTCGGTGATCAGGGTTTTCTCGATCACGTAATGCGCGCCGGCAGCGGTGGCGCCCTTCGAGCGCAGCAACTGGTTGCAACCGGACACGGCGCATTTCGAGATGATCGGCGCGAATGCGTAGTCGCCGTATTCCCAGGCCGCGTAGAAGCCCTGAATGTCCAGGCGCTTGAACTCGACGTGGGCCGCGAACTTGTCGATGCCCTTACCCTCGACCTTGAACGCGAAGCCGCGTAGCGGGGTCGTGGACTGGATCCGCAAGCCCGAGATGCTAAGGGTCGAGTAGGACGGGAACACCACGTCATCCGAGTGCGTGATGTAAAACCACGGGTAGGCATCGGTCGGCGGGTTGGCGGTGATGATCACCGCGCCGTCACCAGCCATGCCGACCTTGTTGTAGGCGAGGGTAATGGTCGAGGTGATTCTGTACTTGCCGCGCGGGAAAAACACACAGCAGCCGCGCTCGTAGATGCTGGCGTAATCGATTGCGGCCTGGATCGCCGCGGTGTCGTCGGCCACGCCGTCGCCCTTGGCGCCGAAGTCCTTGACCGAGACGCTGTCGCTGTTCTTAGCTCGTTGGCTGCGCCTCATCGCCCCAGGAGCGTTGAGAGTGCCAACGATCAGGTCGGTGCCGTCGCTCTCTGCCAGTCTGCTCGTCTTGAGATAAGGGGCGAGTGTGGGCTCAAGCGAAACTGGCGTTGCCGCGCCCGAGATGTTATCGACCGGCCAGCCTGGCACCGTAACGCCCCGCTTATCCTTCAGCACGAATTTGTAATTCTTTTCAGGCGCAAGCCAAATCGAGCACGACCCGATTGCATCGAGCGGAATCCCGTTCTCGTTCTTGATCGTCAGGGCCTGGTCCTGGTAGGTCGCTGCCGGGGTGGTGGTGCCGGCCAGGTAGGTGTACAGCTTGCCGCCGGCCAACGGCTTGCCGAGCTGGTCGAAAAACTGATTGCGGGGGATGGTAGCGATGACGCCGGTCATGGGGTGCCTTCTTCGATGGGCATAAAAAAAGCCCACCGGGTGAGGGTGGGCTACAATGGCATTTCATTAGAACAACTCGGCGCGACAGCCGCGGGGGACACGTGAATTACACCGACTTCCTGCTTTACAAATTCATCTTCTTGGTGGCGGTGGTCGCCGTCTGGAAATTTATCGAGGGTTTCCGTGGTGCTCCGAAGCCGCCGGCGGAGCGATCCGCAACACCGGTTGAGCGAACTTCGGGTTCTCCAGAAAGCGTTCCAGCGCAGATTGACCGCCGATAGCCTGCTGGCGCGCGAGCGCCTGCTCAGCTGCCGCCGGGTCCAGCAGCATGTCCACCAGGCGATTTCGGATTGCCTCATTCGGGCCGCTGTACAACAGTCGGCCGGCCTGGCCAACCACTCCGCCGGCTTTCTGCTCGGCGAGCACGCCCAACTTCCCGGGCAGCAGGTTCGTCAAGATGTTGTTCGTCGCGATGTTCTGGAACGTGTTCGAGCCTGCCGACCGGCCGGCGCCCAGCGCATCTTGGCGTAGCAGGTCGTCGCGAATCGCCGACAGCGCATTCATCTGCTCGGCCGTGATCGACTTCGCCGGGTCCACCCCCGGCGCGCCGCGGGCCCGCTCGAGCCCGCCTAATGCGTTCTGCACCTTTACCAGCGTCATATTGCCCGCGGCGTTCGTCAGGCGCAGTTCCTGCAGGGCCTCCATGGCGTTGATCGGCTGGCTCATGTCGGCGAAGGTCTGGCGCGCGTTGCCGTACAGCGGCGACACCTTGGCCAGCTCGTCGGTCAGCTTATTGCGCATGCCCATTACGGCGGCGCTGGCGTTGCGGCCCATGGCGGTGCTTGCCGCGGGGTTCAACGCGTCATCCAGGGCCAGCTTGATGTAGTGCAGGCCCTCCAGCGACTGCAGCGGATCGCTGAGGTGGGCGCCCTTGTCGGCCGCCAGGCGCTTGGCCGCATCGATTGCCGCCTTGAAGCCCGGGCGGGTGGCCAACTCGCGCAAGCCCGGCGTGGCAAGGTCTTCCGGCGCGCCGGACAGGCCGACACCGGAAAACGGGGCGCGCATGGCCTGCGATTCCTGGGCCAGGCCCCGGCGCATTGCGTCCGCCGTGAAGGCCTGACCGTACAGCGCATTGGCGGCGTTCTCGCGCGCGGCGCTGGCAGCAGCGATCGCCGCCTTGTCGCCGGCAATACCATCGAATGAGGCAAGGCGGGCCGCGGCGTTGTCGGACTCCCTGGCCACGAACGCATTCGGACGCAAGTCTCGGGCGCCACGCTGCAATCCGGCGATACCGGCGTTGCCCGTGGCCTCGGCGAGGGTGGGCGTCGAACCCGGTACCAGCTGGGCAGCGTTGATCGTCATCGGCCCGCCGTCGCCGAACTTCGCGAGGATGCTGGCCGCAATTTCATCCTGGCCCGTGCTGGTGAACGGCTGCACGATCGACTTCAGGCTCTTACCGGCATAGCCGGCCACCTTGCCGACGCCGGACAGCGTTGGCGGCAGGGCGGCGCTGATCGCCGCGCCACGCAAGGTATGTTCCGGGTCCACCAGTGCGGACGATGCGCCACCGGTGATGGCGCCGCCAGCAGCACGGATGCCCAGCTGCGCAGCTTTGCCGCCCAGCGTAGCGGCTGCCGGCATGCCGGTAACGAATCCGCCGGACGCCACGGCGTTGACGAGCGGCGCCGCGCGCGATGCGATGGCCGGCACCCGCGCCAGGCCGGCGGCGAGCGTTCCGCCAACCGGGAAGGTGGTGGCAAGGTTGCCACCGAGGCGCCCGAGCTTGAACTCGGTCGAGTCCTTGTTTTGTTCCGTCAGCGCGTCGAAGTCAGCGTTTCGGGTGCGATTCCATTGGGCGACTGCCGGCGAGAACGCGGCAATCGGTGCCGTCAGCACGTTCAAGGCGGTGTTGCCCATGTCGGAAATTCCCAGGGCGGCGCCCTCAGCCATCTTCTTCAGCGTGGCGCCGGCGCCGCCGGCATCGGCCGGCTTGGCCGGGGCCGAAGCCTTGGCCGGCGCCGCCGTCTCGGCCGGCAACGATTGGATGTAGGCCGCCAGACGGCGCGCCCCCTCGGCGTCGCCGGCCTTGTCGGCGTTGCGCAGGGCGGTGTACAGCTCTTCGCGCGTGGGCATTACTTACCTCCGTGTTTTTGTACTAGGGCTGCGATGTCGGGTGGCAGGCCGCCAGCGGCCGGGGCCGGGGCCGCCGTGGTGCCCTGGCTTGCGTATTTCTCGTTCAGCGCGCGAACGGTCGACAGCGCCGCTTTGCGCGTGGCAACCGGCACGGTTGAATCTCCGATCTGGCCAGCCATCTGGCGATACAGCAGCACGTCCTTGTCCGACTGCGGGCCGCTCATCTTCGGCTGCTTCGCGATCAGCGCGCCCTCCAGCGCCTTGAGTTGCGCCGCGGCCTGCGCACCGTCGGTGCTCTTGCCGAATGCGGCTGCGGCGCGGTCCAGTCCGGCGCCGACCATGCTATGGGTCGCAGTGTCGAGCAGCGGCTCGGCCAGATCCAGCAGGCCGATCACGGACTGCGCGTCCTTCACTGCCTGGCCGGCACCTTTCTGCGGGACAGCCTTGCCGCCAACCGTAACCGGCGAGCCTGTTCCGGCGCGCATATTGACCAGCAGCGGGCCGGTGTCCGATTGCACGATCTGCGTCTTGCCCTGCTCGATTTGCTCGCGCGCCCGTGCATCGGTCATGTTCTGGCCGCGCAGCGTAGCGCCGACCGTGGCGGCATTGTTGTCGCGCGAGGTCTTAGCCTGCAGCACCGCATCCGGCGACACTGTGTTCGCCGCGCTGTTGAGCACGGTAGCCTTGCCAGTGACCGGGTCGATGCCGATGGTCTGCGTGGTGCCGCCCAGGTTGCGCGTGTCGGTCTTCATCAGCTGCTCCTTGGCGCCCAACACGGTGCGGAAGGCGGTGTCGGCGAGCGACGCGATCTTGGTCGGGTCCGCGGCAACGGCGGCCTTGTACTGCGCCACCGTCTCGGGCGAGTACACGCCGTTCTGGCCGAGGTAGTCGAGCACCTGGTTGGCGTTTTCGAGGGTCGGGTTCTGGCGGACATGGCCGAAGGCCTGGCCAGCGAGGTCAAGCTTTTTCGCCTGCGTATCCCATTCCTTGGCTTTGGCTTCGGACTCGATTTTCTGGCGGTTCAGATCGCCGCTGCGGATTTTGTCTGCGGCGTCAAACTCACCCAGGCTCTCCAGTCCACCGATGCGGGACTGCGCCGTGGCGCCGGGCCCCAGCTTGTTCAGCATGTCTCGCACGCGCTGCTGCTGGGCGGTATTGCGTTGGTACTCATCCAGCTTAGCCTGGCCGAGCCGTCCTTCCTGTTGAAGGCTCTGCACCTTCAGCAGCTGCGCCAACTGGTTGACCGGCGAGTCGATCTGGATCGGCTTGATGCCGGTGATGATGGATGGGTCGAGGGGCATCTTACGCTCCGTATTTCTTGTTGAGCATGCCCAGCAACTGGTTCTGCTGGATGCCGTTGATCGCGGTGCCCACGCCGGTATTGATGGCGTTGCCGATGTTCGCGTAGCCGGACGCGCGCGCGTTACCAGCGCCGGTGATGGCCTGCGTCGCGTTCGCCCCATACGCGCCAAGAGAATTGCTGGCTTCGCTGGCGAACTGCTGCCCTGCGTTGCCTGCGGTGGTCGACGCGGTCTGTGCCGATCCGGCCAGCGACAGCAGCGGGTTCATCTTGTTCGAGCGGTTCGTCTGGAAGCGGTCGAACGCGGCCTGGTAGTCCTGCGACGCCAGGCCCTGCGAGAAGCGTGCCGTATCCTTCAGCGCCGCACCCGAGAGCAGGCCTCCGTGAGCGGCCGCGCTGCGCTCCAGCGCCTGCTGGCCCTGGTCCATGCGGAACTGGTAGCCGGGATCGGATTCGAAGTCCGCGGTGCTGAAGCCGCGCATCAGCTCGCCGTTGTCCGGCCCGCCTGCGGACAGGCCCAGCAGCTGCATCAGTCGGTTCCGTGCGGTGTTGCCGGCATTGATGGCCGGCTGCTGGAGCGCGACGCTCTTGCCGAACATTTCGCGCTGCAGGGCGATCTGGTCGTCGCTGATCTGTTTCGATACCTGCGCGGACTGGTCGGCTGCTTTTTCCTGTGCCTTCGCGGCCTTGTTGCCGCCGACGATCGAGGTCAACCCGCCGAGTGCGGCGCCGCCCAGGATGGCGGCTGCGGTTCCGATTGCCATTGTTATAGCCTTTTGATGAAAGTTTGTTCTGAGGGCCGGTAACCCATCCGTTTATACAGCCGCTCCATGCGCGCGCTGCGGCCGTCGGCCAGGGCGATCATCGCGAACGACTGGCAGCCGCGTTCGCGCGCCCAGCCGGCCAGCGCGTCGTGCAGTCGCATGCCATCGCCGCACTCGGACCACCAGAACAGCTCTTGGCCGGTTTTGGCGGTGTGGTTGAAGTAGGGCGGGTATGCGATGGCGCCGGCCATGGCGCGCACTGCGCCGTCGACCTCGGCCACCAGATAGCACTGGTTCGGGTCAGCCAGGCCGAGCGCGACTGTCTGGTGGAAGGATTCGGGATCGAACGGGATTTCGTGCACGCCTGCATAAGCATGGAAACGCTGCCCGAGCACGACCATCTGCTCGATATCCGCCAGCGTAGCGCGCCGGATCATGGGTTCGTCTCGTAGGCCGACGCCACGATGTCCAGCGCGCCGGCCGCGTCGGCGCTACCCACCAGGACGCCGCCGGCTTCGATGGTCTGCGCGAGCACGCCGTGCACGACGCGCGTCTCGCCCGGGCTGATCGTCATGCCCGAAGCGACGAGCCGCAGCGCGCCGCCAGCGGGCCGGATGCCGATCGTGAAGGCGCGCGTCGCGTCGCCCTTGTTCGTCACCGAGCAGGCCGAGATCGTGGCCCGGGTGTTCTTCGGCGCCGTGTACAGGTCGACCGCGTCCACGGCCAGTTCGGCCGCGACGATTTGTTTTGGAAGTCGTTGCATTTATGCCACCGAGGTAATAAGTCCGTTTTTGATGGTCACCGTCTTGCCGGTGAGGCTGCCGGTGTAGGTCGCGCCGGACGTCCCCGCGATCGGGACGTTGGTCACGCTCGTGATGCGCCCTTGCTGGTCGACCGTGATCTGCGCCACGGCGCTGGCGTTGCCGTAGGTGCCCGGCGCCACGGCAGTGTCCTTTAGCGAGAAGCGGTAGTTGGCCAGGGCCAGGCCCGTGCCGGCCGAGTAGTCGGCGCTCTGCTGAACGATGTCGGTGCCGCCGGTGTCGCCGGGCAGCGCCTGCATCAGCAGGTCGGCCAGCACCGGCGCCGATGGCTGCTGCACCTGATCAGGCGCGACAGCCGCGGCACCCGCATCACCAGGCGCGAACACGTCAGCGCCGCCGTCGCCCAGCATGCCGCCCACGCGCTGCACCAGCACCTCGAGCATGCGCAGCGCTTCCGGCGTCAGGGTGCCGTCGGCGTTGCACCAGCGGATGCGCGCCGGGAACAGGTTCAGGGCGCTCATGCGGTCCCCACTTCGCCGTCGACCACGGCACCGAACACGGCGAACTTCACCGGGTCCGTCATGCTGATTTCCCAGACCCGGTTACGGCCCGAGCCCAGGCGGTTGAACTTCGCGCGCGCGCCATACTGGCCGGCGCCGCCGATCGAGGCGACGCGCTCCGGGCTCCAGGTGTGACCCCCGTCGCTGGAGTAGCGCAGCATCAGTAGCGGCGCGGCGCCATGGCCGTCGTCCAGGCCGACGCCGGTTTCCATGTCGACCTGCAGGCTGCTGAAGAACATGCGCTGCTGCAGCGCCTCGCTGCTGCCGGTCCGGCGCTGCCGCAGGATCGGCGCGCCGGCGTCGGTGTAGGCGTCCAGGTCTAGCGCGTAGACGCCGCCGGTTTCGAAGTCGCCCACCAGGTGCTCGCCGTTTGCGAACACGTGGCAGTTCGGGCGCCAGCGGCCCAGCTGTCCGTTGTCCGGATTGCGCCAGGCGCGCTCGTGCCACAGCTGCGTGGCGGCGTCGTAGCACCAGGTGGCGCCGGCGGCGGGGAAGGTCAGCACATAGAAGATGTGGCCTTCCTGCTGGTAGGTGAACGCGAAGGCGTCGTCGATGCGCGCGTAGCCGGCAATTGCGCGCTCGATCGCGTGCGTCGAGATGCGCAGCGGCGTGTAGCCGTCCGCGCGCCAGATGATGCCGGCGCCCTTGTCGTCGGCGCCCAGCCAGAACACGGTGTTGTCGGCCTTGGCGACCGTGCCCGCGGCACCGCAGCCGTGCTCGAGGAACACGTTGCCGCTGCGCTGGAAGGGGAAGTCGGCGTTGCCGGTGTTCGACCAGACCTCGGCCGTGAGCTCGCCGAACAGCCACACCTCGCGGTGGTCGCTGATGATGCCGATGGTGCGGTCCGGAGAGCCTTCCGCGGACGCGAAGTCCAGGCCGTTCCACTGGCTGCCGTCGTTCGGCTTCTCGTTGATGTAGAACTTGCCGGTGCCGTCGCCGGCGACGAGGAAAAAGCTGTCCTGGTAGGCGGCCCGGGTTACGCCGTTCGGGAATTCCGGATCGGTGATCTTGGTCAGCGCGCTGGCCGCGACGTCGATCAGCCAGCCGCCGACGCCGTCGACCAGCAGGATCTGGGCGCCGTTGGATGCGATGCCAACCTCGCCGGCGCCGGTGGCAATCTGGCCGATGGCCAGCGGCTGGTAGCTGCCGTCCATGCGGTAGACCGTGCTGCCGGCCACCCACCAGGTGTAGGCGCCTTCCTTGACGCCGGCGCGCACCGGGCCGGTCGGGAAGGTCGCCCGCGGCACTGTCCCCGGCGTGCCATACAGCGCGACCGGCGCGCGCGGGCTGGCGTTGTCCAGCTCCACGTAGCAGTTCAGCGTGCGCTGCGCGTCAGCGTTCAGTGAGCGCGCCTGGTAGGACGGGCCGACGAAGGGTAGTTTCGTGCGCATCGGGTTCTCATTTCACTTCGTCGCAGTACACGCTGTACCGGCGCCCGTAGAGCACCGGGTCAGGCATGACCGAATCGGGGATCGTCAGGTTGCTGCGCTTGACGACCTTGCGCGCCTGCGCGGCGTACGCCAGGATGTCCGGCCGGTTGGGCCGCGAAAACACGGTCAGCAGCCGCTCGCCCAGCGAGTAGCGCAGCGCGCTGTCATAGACCGGCGGCAAGTTCAACTCGTCGCCCGGGTTGGTGACCAGGGTCAGCAGGAAGGGCGGCTTCGGTAGGAACGTGGGCAGCACCAGCCATTGACCGATCATCTGGTTCAGCGCGTCCAGCGCGTCGACGACATCCTCGCCCGAGGCGGCCTCGCCGGATCCGATCACGCCGACGTCCTTCAGCGCCTGATTGATGATGTCGCCGGCGGTGGTCATTCGGCGGCCTTGGCCTTGGGTTCGCCCAGCATCTTGTAGCCGGCCTTGCGCTTGACCGCTTCTTCTTCCTTGTCGGCCACCATGACGTATTCGGCGGTGGCGTCGCCGCCCTTGTAGAGGGCCTTCGGGTATTCCTGGAATTCCATATTGTTCTCCGGTGCACCCGCCCCACCGAAGCAGGGCGGGCAGGGTGGCGGGATTACTCGGTGATGCGGGTCGCGTGGTCCGGGCGGACAGCCGCGAAGCCGTACAGCACGTCGATACGGGTCGACTCGGTGTCCGACTGGCCGTTACCGAAGGTCATGACGCGCACCGAGAAGCCATTCACCGAGGCGGTGTAGCCTTCGCACGACGCCAGGATCGGCAGCGGTGCGAACGCGGCGGTGAAAGCGTTTTTGTGGAACGCCAGCTGCTGCCGGTATGCGGTCGACGGCGAGCCGACCAGCGACACGGGCTGGCCGTTGCCCGGCAGTGCCGACACGGTGCCGACCTGCGACGCGGTAGTGGCCGACAGCGCCGGGAAGATGCTGATTGATCCGGTGGTACCGCTGGCGGTGAAGTCCGCGGTCACGACGATCTGGCGCAGCTTGCCGTTCGAGACGCCCAGGATCGGGTGCACGGCGAAGATGCCTGGGATGGTGAAGACCGTGCCTTTCAGGATGGTCTGGCCGGCGGTCAGGTTGCCGATGTTCAGCGTGTTGCCGGTCTGGCCGGCGCCGTTGATGGTGAAGCCGGTTGCGGTACCCAGGGCCAGCATCGGCAGCGACTGGTTCTCGAACATGCCCATGCCCTGCGCGCGGGTGATGTAGCCTTGGAGGAACGACTTGTTCACGGTGTCGCCCGGGTTCTGCTGGTTCTTGATCGCGTCGGCCAGCTCGTTGCTGGCGTCCGAGCTCAACAGCACGGTGCGGTCGCCCTCGGGCGCCATAAAGCGTTCCATCGAGCCGCGGGCCTGGCCGTAGACCTTGAAGGTGTTCGGCAAGCTGCCCGCGGTGCCGACCACGTTCGGGGTCGCAACCACAGCGCGGTTGATCAGGTCGGCCTGGACGACCGAGCCCAGCGAGTTGATCGCCGGCTTCAGGAAGCGCTCCTTGAAGTCGCTGATCGACAAAGCCTTTTCCTTCGCGGTGAAGGTCAGGGGCACGTGCTTCTGGGTGGCCAGCTGCAGCGTGACCTTCTGCTCGTTCTGGTCCGGGGCGGCGCCGCCGCCGGCGAAGTTCGAACCGTCGAACACGGTCGGCACCGGCGGAATGCCGATGTCCACCTTGTCGCCCTTGCGGTAGCCGTTGGGCTGGGCTTTGAATTCTTCTTCGCGGCCGCGGTTGATGTTGGTGAGGAAGTTCATTTCCTCGGACAGCATGGCCGCAGCTTCGCGGGCCAGCATTTGGTGGGTCAGGATGTTGTTTGCCATGATTTAGATTCCTATTTGCGGGTGTTTTGTCGATGCGCGTACCACTCGGTGTCGCTCATGCGCGACGGGTCGGCATCGGTCGTTGCGGACGAGCCGAGCGGAGTGATCGGCGCGGGTGCTTTGCTGACGGGTTTCGGCGCGGCCGGCTGACTCAGCTTGAATTCAAGCCGGGTCAGCTCGCGCGCCATTTGCACAGGGGGCAGGGATGCGATGCGCGCGGCTTCGTCCAGATCGGTGCCCAGGTGGTGCAGCAGCTTCGGCCCGGCTTCCGATGAGGTCGCCAGTTCCAGGAAGTCCCGGGTGACGCCGACCATTTGCAGGTTGCCGATAGCCTGGTCGAAGTCCGGGAACGCCGCCTTGCCGGCGGTGTAGGCCTGGTTGCACTGCTGGGCGAAGTTCTGCTCAGCCACCATCCGGGCCGCTTCCTGTTGCGCCAGAGTCCGGATGTCGGGCTGCTGATGCGGTTGCTGCGCCTGGTCGGGCTGTTGGCCCTGCTGGATTTGCGCAACCTGCTGCTCGTACTGCGCGAGCCGCTGGGTTGCCTCTTCGGCGCGGCGCTGCTCGGCGTAGCGTGCACGGGTCAGCTCATCGATGCGGGTCTGGAACCAGGGCGTACGCTTCTGTTCCTGCTGCTCGGTTTGCTGATCCTGCTGCTGGGCCGGATCCTGTTGCTGTTGCCCGGTGGTCGCTTCCGTGCTGGTTTGCTGCTCGACCTGGTTGGTTGCACCCTGTTCGGCGGTGGACGCCTGCGACGGGAGGCCGCTTTCGGTTTCAGTGCTCATGGTTTCCCAAGTGGATTGATGCCCCGTCGTGCCGGACGGGTACGGGTTTTACTGCGGTTCTTGCAAAGAAAAACCCGCGCTCGGCGGGTTCTCTTCGTACTGCTGTTCTGCGGCTGGCGGTCCGGGCGGCGCGCCGAGATCGATCCCCTGCGGTGCGATCGGCTGCTCGGCGACGAGGCTGAGTCCGAATTCGCGACCGATTTCCTGCGCCACCTGTAGCGGCACCGTCGGGTAGATCACCTTCAGGCGCTCGGTTTCGGCCTTGTAGGCATCGATTTCCAGTTTTCTCGCCTCGGCACCCTTGTCGTCGTGCAGGTCGTTGTACTTCTGGCCCAGGTCCTGCAGTTGCGCCTGCGTCTGCTGGAGTTGCTGTTGCAGCTGCTGCGCCTCGGGCGACGCGCCTTTTTCCTTGGCGGCGGCGATGTCTGGCGGCACCAGGCGCTCGGCCAATTCCTCGGCCATAGGGAAGTCGGCTGCCTTCATGACCAGGTCGCCTGCGCGATCGATGATCTGCGGGCTGCGGCTGGCCATTTCGGTCAGTGCCTGGAAGGCCTCCTGGCGCCGCGTGCTGTAACTCGGGCCGACGGCGACCGTGACGTCGTAGCGGCCGACGCTCGGGTTGAAGATTTTCCTGATCTCGTTCGTCGCCGGGTCCTGCTCTTCGCGGTAGGCCTGCTTCATCGATGGATCGACGTAGGCCTGGCTGTCGCTGCCGTCTTCGCCCAGCATGCGGGCGATGCGCTCGGTATCGTAAATCTTCGGGATCAGGTCCAGCAGGATCTTGCCGGTGTACTTGATCGCGCGCGCGCCGTTGTCGATGAAGTGGAACGTGGCCGTGTCACCTTCATGCTGCCGCGCCATGATCGCCCGGCCCGAGGTCTCGTTCGACTTCGCGCCCATGCTGGCGTCATACTGGCCGCTAGCCATCTTCATTTCTTCCGAGGCGACGCGCATCCCTTCCAGGAAGAGCGTCGCGGGCGCCGGCGCGGGCATGCGCTGTGGTACCGGCACCGGGTTGCCCTCGGCGTCGCGGTGGTTGTAGGGCAAGTAGGGCTTGTTGACCGTGTTCGCGTCGTTCCAGAAATCCTCGTAGCCCTCGATCGCCTCGGCGGCAGCTAGGATGGGCGTCTTGGTTTGTAGCGCGCCGTATTCCACACTCGCGGACGAGTTGTAGTTGTACATGCGCTGTGCGTCCTTCATCTGGCGCGTGTGGCCCTTGCGGTCGACCTTGCCGTCGATCTCGATTTCGTCACCGACGACGCGCACGATCGGGATGTAGCGGCCGGGCCAGTCCTTTTTTTCCAGCACCGTGTCGCCGGCGATGAAATACCACTCGACCTGCTGCCGCTTGACCGGGCGCGAACGCCAGCCGGCGGACGCCGCGGACACCAGTGCGGCCTTGTCCATCTCCGACGCCTTCAGCACGTTGCCATCGGCGTCGACGAAGAGCTTGTCGCTCAGGTCGACCCGACGGAAGTATTCGCAGATGCGCACGCTGTCCTGGCGCAGCCAGTCGTCGGCGCCACCATCCAGCGGCCAGTCGACCGCGTCGGCGTCCGGGTAGCGCGCCTCGAATTCATCCTTGGAGATGTCCTCGAACACGAAGCCGAAGCGCGCGTCGCTGCCGTCGGCCTCCTGAATGTCCGGATCCAGGTAGATATTCAGCGGGTTCTTGACGCGCTTGATGAAGATTTCCTGATCGAAGCTGTCGTCGTTGGCGTAGTCGGTGACCACGCGCCAGTAGCCCAGGCCGGCGTCCACTTGGTGTTCGCCTGCGGTGTCGTAGGCCACGTCGGCGTTGCTGTTCTGCTCGATGTGGCGGATGACGCCGTTCAGGATCTCGGCCGTTTTCTTGTCGGCGCCGCTGTCCACTGGGTACACGCGGATGCTGGGCTTGTTCTGCCGCTGGTCGTTCGTGATCTGGCGGTTGTGCTGCTTTGTCTTGTTGATGGTCAGGCAAGGGCGTTTCTCCCCCTCGCGCGCCTTCATCACGGTGCTGTCCCACTGCCAGCCGTTGTCCGGGTCGCCGTTGGCGAAGCGGGTATCCGCCTTCCACAGCGGGCGCACCTCCGCCTCGAAGTCCTCGCAGCGCTGGAAGCGCTTTTTGGCCTCGGTGACGATCTTGTCGTCTGGTTTCTCGGTAGTTGACATTTATCCCATCCAGCCTGTCTGGCCTGACGTTGAGTTCAATTTCGGTCGGCTGCTCTGCAGCTTCGGTTTCAGGGCGCGACCCAGCGTGTCGGCGCCGCGGCCGCCGATCGACAGCGCGTCGACGCCGTCGTCCGGCGAGCCCGCCGGGAACACCAAGCATTGCCGCTGCAGCTCCGGCACCCAGGCGGCGCGCGGCCACAGCAGCCGGCCCATGCCGGCGGTGGCGATGATGGATTGCGCCCGGGTGGGCTTGTCGCTGATCGAGGGCAGCCATTCGACGCGGCAGGACACGCTACGGTCGATCATGCGTTGACGGAGTCGACCTTCGGTAGAGCGCCGGATTGGCCCGGCTTCGCCGAACCAGGCCAATGGCTTCCAACGCGCCATCATGTCGATCTTGCGTTCGATCCAGACCTCAGGCCCGACCTGGCCGCGCCACCAGTCCAGGATGTAAGTAGTGCCGTCCGGAGACAGCCCCAGGATGCCGTGCTCGGTCCAGTCGCCGCCGTCCGGCGTCACCGCATAGTCCGAGCAGCCGATAATGCGCAGGTCGTCTGGCGCGCGCTCGTAGGTCATCATGTCGTCCTTGCGGAACAGGATGCCCTCGGCCGGCGCCGGAATCTGCTGGTACAGGCTCGACCAGGTGCGGCGATTCAGCCGGAATTGCTCCCAGTGTTTGGCGTCGAACCATTCGGACCACAGCATTTCGCCCGGGCGCCGCCCCAGCGGGTCGGTGTTGGTCTGGCATTCGGCCTGCAGGCAGAGCACGCGCCAGGTGTTGCCGTCGCGGCACTCGATGTCGCCGGACTCGCCTGACCAGTCCTCGGGCAGGATGCGGCCGCACAGGTCGTCCTCGTGCCAACGGGTGTTGATGATGACCACCCAGCCGCCCGGGATCAGGCGAGTCAGCAGGTCATCTTCGTAGGCGGCGAAGGTCTTGCTGCGCACCACCTCGGAATCAGCCTGCTCGCGGCCCTTGATCGGGTCGTCGATGACGATGCCGTGGGCGCGGTTACCGGTCATGCCGGACATCATGCCGCCGGCGATGTACTCGCTGCCGTTGGTCAGCGCGAATTCGGTGGTCGACCGGGATTCGGCGCTCAGCGTGCACTGCAGGATCCCTTCGGTTTCCTGCGCGCGCAGCAGCTGGCGGGTGCGACGACCGTGCCGGCCGGCCAGGTCGCTACCGTAGCTGGCCAGGATCACGCGCCGGTTCGGCTCACGACCCAGGAACCAGCTCGGGCCGACCACGGTCGCGTATGTGCTCTTGGCAGAGCCCGGCGGCGCCATGATCATCAGGCGGCCGTGTCGCTTCGTCATGCAGCCCTGCAATTCGCGCAGGATCAGCTTGTGGTGTTCGGCCTGGTGGCTTTCGATCAGCGGAATTGGCGCTGTCTCGTCTGCATCCTCGGATGGCGAACCCGGTACGGGCACGCGCGACGCGAAGGTGACCAGGTCATTGCGGGCGGTGCGGCGCTCCAGCAGCACCGCGGCGGCTTGCTGGGCGGTCAGCTGCATCTCGCGCCCGCAGCGATCGCGGCCAGTTGGTCATCGGTAAGAGCGGCTGCGCTCTGCACTTGAATGGCGCCGCCGTCAGCGCCGACCAGTTCCTGCGTGATCTTCTCGCCATAAGCGCGCGGAACGATCTTGGCCGCGTATTTCTCGCGGGCGTAGATCCGAAGCTTCGCTTTCTGAATGCCTTCCTTGGTCTCCACGGCCTCGTCGGCGATGTCGACCATTTCGTCAATGTAGCCGTGCGCGCGCACCGTGGCTGCCTTGGCATACATCTCGGCGAACTCGGGATGCTCGTCGAGCCAGCGGTAAACCGTGGCACGGCTTGGCATGCCGGCCTTCTTGCAGACGGCGCGCAGGCTGTTCTTCCCGCTCTCGCTCTCGACCAGGGCGGCGCAGACCTTGTGGCCGAGTTCAGTCGTGTAGATGATTGCGCGGGTCATGGTGCTCTATAAAAATTAGGTGTTTGCGACTCCCTGAACGGCGATTCGCAGTTGCTCTAGCTGGATCAGCACCAGCACCCATCGGCGCTCGTCCTCGTGGGATAGCTGGAAGTGCTCGGGCATCATGGGCTGACGGTGAAGCTCGTCGGGTCCGAAATCAGCCGCTTCGTGGCGTCGGTATAGATCACGCGCGCGAAATGGTCTCCCGGCTCGCTCAGGTCGCCCGGCTGGGTGATGTACGTGATGTACTGCTTCGCCTTGTAGGTTCCCTGGCCATCGACGACCAAGTCGACCTGGCCAACGGTCGCCACAGCTGCAAAGGCGCTGCCGTCAGGCTTCACGATCGAAATCTGCAGCGATGTCGCCGCGCTCACGTCGAAGTTCAGGTTGATGTTTAGGGGCAGGCCGTATTCGCCAACGTTTGCGGTCATGGCAGGTTCGCAGTCAGGTTAATCGCGGCCGGTCCGAGCACCGCCGAGACGTTGATCGTGGTGAACCGCATGATGGTTGCTTCGTTGATTGCCGGGCCCCGTGGCGCGGATGGGCTCGGCGGCACGATGACCGGGGGCGGCGGCGTGATCGGGCCTGCGGCCGTGGACAAGCTAAAGCCATTCGGCGCGGCGCCATTTGGGTAAAGAGCGAACACGCGGCCTCCTATCGTGCAGGCAGGCGCTTGAGCACTGCCGCGCAGTACTGCGCCACCAGGCCGTAGCCCGTGTCGTTGCAGTGGATCGTTTCAGCCATGTACGGCGCCATCTTGGGGTCCATCGTGGTGCCGGTGTAGACGAACACGCCCCCGGCGCGCACATCCACCAGCGCCTTGCAGCCCATGGCCCGCCAGTTCGCGCGCAGGTAGTCGTCGTATGCCTGCAAGTGCGCATTGCCGTCGGCGATGCTCCAGGCGTCCAGGCCAAAACGGGGCAGGGTGGTCATCATGACGATGAACCAGTCAGGGTGCGCGGCCAGCCGGTCCTGCACGTAGGCGACCATGTCGGCGGCGGCGGCCAGGCCGGTTTTGCCGGCGCCGCTGCCTGTATTGCAGATCGTGTTCGTTCCTTCCCACGCCAGCAGGATGTTCTTCTTGCCCGCGGCATAGCGGGCGTCGGCCTGGGCGGCGCCACGGGAGCGCATCTGGGTGATGTTCTGGCCGCTGACACCGATGTTGGACACCTGTACCGCGCCGTTCAGCGGCGGCAGGGCCGCCATCTGCGACGGCATCGACTTCGCCGAGCTGGATGCCTGATAGCCGTACACCAGCGAGTTGCCGTCGAACACGATGTTGGTACCGACGCCGCTGTACTTCATCCTGGCTGCGCCGGACAGTATCGGACCGATCATACGTTCACCCCGGTAATGTTCTGGCCGATGGATCCGGCGCCCGAGATGTCGACCTGGAAGTAGACGGCGGCAGTCGTGACGCCGGTCCAGGTGCGCAGCGTGGTCCAGGCGGTCGGCGACGCAGAGCGCGCAACCTCAGCCACCAGGGAAGAACCAGCGCGGCGCAAGCGCAGGATGTCGCCCACCTGTGCAGCCACGTTGCTGGCCGTGCTGGTTCCCGGATTGCCGCCAGTGATCGTCTTATACTTGCCGTCGGAGTCATTCACATAGACCGCGTACAGCGTCCCGGTGTATGGGACCTTGGCCGAACCGCTCGACAAGGCCAGCAGCAGGCCGTTCGCCGCCGCGACCACGTTGATGGTCATGGCAATTGAGCCGTCCGTGTTCGCCGCCAGCTGGTTCGACACGCCGCCCGAGCCGTCCAGCCAGCTGCCGCCCGAGCCGCTGTATGCGTAGCTGTACGGACCCGTGCCGGATTCGGTCACGTTGGTCAGGCTGTTCAGGCGCGTGTAAGTGACGGCCGCCACTGCTGGCGTCACGGTGTTCGACGCCGCCGATTGCGGGCCGGTGCCTGCGCTGTTCGTCGCCGCGGCCTTGAAGTACAGAGCAACGCCGTTGACCAGGCCGGTGAAGTTGGCCGGGCTGTTCGTGGCCGTGATGGTGTTCACGACGCTGTCGTCGCTGGCCTTGTACGCGGTGACGGTGTAGTTGCTGATCGTCGCGCCGCCGTTCGATGCCGGCGCCGTGAACGCTACGCTGGCCGTGCCGTCACCAGCCGATGCCGATCCGATGGTCGGGGCGCCCGGCTTGGTCACCACTGGCGCCGCGGCTGCGGCCTGCGCAATCGAGTACCAGACGTCGACGCCATCGCAAAAGAACTGAACGAGGTTCACGATGCCGTTGCGGGGGTCGAAGTCCAGTGAGCTTCCCCATTGCTGCATGCCCTGGAACGTCGGGGTGTTCGCGCCATCTGCGACCAGGCGGAGGTAGGCGAGAGCGCCGCGCACGGCGCCGGCCGCCGGCGAGAACTGCATGCCGGCCGCAATCTTCGTTTCAGGCATGTAGCTGGTGCCCACACGATGCAGCGGGACGGACTGCGAAAACGGGATTTCGTAGGTCTGGTTCAGGGCCGCCAGGATTGCAGCCGGGGCGGCGCTGTAGACCTCGACGGCAGCGCCGCCGAAGTTGACCGCAGTGCCGTTGCTCGAGCTGCTGGTGATGCGCTCGCGCGTCAGGGTATCCGCGGCGGTGATCGCGTACACGCCAGATTCGAACGCGCCGGTTGCCGGGTCGCGCACGAAGAACGCTACGCCTTTATCGCCGACCGCGATTTCGCCTGCTGCGATAGCCTGCGCGACGGTACGCAGCCCGGCCGCAGCGGCGCCGAGCGTGATGACAGCCGTGCTGCTGACGGTCGCGGTTTGCTTCTGCAGGTCGATCAGCTTCATGCGCGCTTTCGAATAAAAAATGCCCGCGCGGTGGCGGGCGAAGTCCCTGGCTTGCGGCCAAGGCTGGAGACGCTGGAAATTGGTGCCGGTTACAGCGTCCGGCGTCGATGCGCATGTGTGTGCTCGACTGGGTGCAGCGCGAATTGTCGCGTGGTGGAAGGGCTCATTGATCCGTTAAGGGGGCGCCAGCCCCAACTACCCGCTGCTCAATGGCTAGATGCGCGGTAAGTCGGCTTCACATCGCAGCAGGGAGGTTACTCGTCCCGCTGGCCCCGATCGAGGTCTTGAAAATTGGTGCCGCTGCTGTTCCCGGCTGGTCAGAAGGTCCCATGAGGCAGGGTGGCCATGAACTTTCCCTCGGCGGGTTGGTGTTGCAGCGGTGCCGACGCGCTGCGCTTCGGAAAGCAAAAAGCCCCGCATCATCGCTGATCGGGGCTTCTGGTCCGGAGACGCCGCGGGCTGCCTTCAGGCACCCGCGCACGTCTTGAGGGACGGAAATAAGTTGTAGCTTGGAATTTACTGCTGAGTTTTCCTGCTGTCAATAACTTTCGCTCAGGAATGTTGTTTTGTGATTTCAGCAGCGGCGCGGGTGACGGCGCGACGAGCCGCCGCTGCAGGATCCTCGATGGTCGGCTCGGACGAGGTCCCATCCGCGAGGACGTCGGAATCGCCGAGCCAAGCGATGTCGATGTGTAGCATCGCCGCCAGGTTCAGCATGTCGTCGCTGTGCATCAGGGAGTTCCAGGCATAGGCAACCGATCCATCGGCGAAGTGCAAATTCACCCAGTTCTCACCCTCGACATCCTCGACGCGCACGGCGCCGATCGCGCGCGCGGCCAGCTCGAGCAGCTCGCGGTCTGCGGCGGGGATCACTTGGCGCGGGCGCTCCGGCAGCTCGTCCAGGTCGTCGTCGCTCTCGTCGTAGTTCATCCCTGCCTCTCCATGTTCTTTTCGACAATGGATTCTATCGCACGTTGGGCCGCGCGGAACACGCCGACGAAGACGGTCGCCGGCCGGTGCGCGATCGACAGCCGGCGGCAGACGACGTTCGGGTCGGCCTGCTTGATGTAGCACCAGTACAGCAGCATGCGGTGCTTGGTCTCGAGCTCGCGCATGCCTCGCTCGAGCAGAGCGGCGTCGGCGTCGTCGACTCGGCGGCGCTCGACCTGTGGCGTCTCGCCCAGCGCCTCGCGGCGCAGCTGGTCGCAGTAGGCGCCGGTCGGGCTGATGCCGGCGCGGTAGGTGTCTCGGTAGACGCGCGCCCAGTTCTCCAGGCGCGAGCCGATGTCGCGGCGTTCGGTCAAGGCTGAGCCTCCAAGGTGATGGCCGGCCGGCACGTGCACGCGCGCCCCTGGCTGCAGTCCTGGCTGCAGGCCGGTGCATCCTCGACCACGCGCGCCTCGACCTCGATCGCGTCGGAGCGCCGGCGGCGCGGCCCGGTGTAGGCTGCGGCCTTGGTGGTGGCGCGGTCGTCGTCGCCTTCGTCGCGGGCGGTGGGCGCGGCCAGGCTGGCGAGTAGGGTGGTGAACCAGTTCATGGGCGATCCTCCTCATCTGGCGCTGGGAGCGACAGCGCGTCCCGCACCTCGCGTGCCTCTACGTCGATCACGTCGCCAGGCTGGTTCTGGCGCTGGCGGCGCTGGAACTCCGCTTGCGCCGATTTGGCTTGGAGTCGTGCTGAGTGTGCTTCGGCCAGCAGGTGGGCCACCCCAATCTCGAAGCCGTACATCATGCGGCAACTCCCAGCAGGCCGGCCTGCGCCTTCGTGCCCTCGATGTGCTGCGCCAGCGACAAGATCGCCAGCGCGTCGGCCTCGTTGTTGTCGGCCGGCCGGAAGCCACGGCGCTCGGCCTCGGCGACCATGCGATCCTTGTCGGCGTTGCCTTTGCCGGTCCAGTGCTTCTTGACGACGCCCACGCCGACCGGATGCAGCGGGACGTTGTTCGCCGCGCACCACATTTCCAGCATGGCCAGGAAGCCGCCGTAGACGTGCGCCGCCAGCGTGCCGGCATGCTGTTTCACGTCCTCGTAGTAGATCGCGTGGATGTCGCCGGCCTGGAGCCGCTGCTCAGCCAGGAACGCGCGGAACTTGATCCAGCGGTGGCCGGCCTGCTCGGTGCGGCGTGGCGCGAACTTGGCGCTGCCGCTGATGCAGGTTGCCCATGGCGTGCCGGCGCGCGAGCTGCGCGCCCAGCCGGTGGTGGTGCCGATGTCGATGGCGAGGATGTTCATCGTTCAGGTTCTCCGTGTCGTTGTTGTTGCCGCCCGGCGCGCGGGCGGGGCGGTGCGGTTACTGCGCGGCCGGCGCGAACGCGGCGATGCGAGCGCCAAGGATTTCGCTGTACTTCGCCATCGTTTCGGCCTGGCGAGCGAGGCGGTTGCGCTCGGCCTCGTCCAGGCCGGCGAAGGTCGGCGTGATCGTGAACGTCATCAGCTTGCGCAGGCGCTCGTCCAGCTCGGCCTTCTCGTCGACCACGCGCTGCTGGTGCGGCTGCATCGCGCTGTAGCCGTGGTGGGCGGCGCCGGGCGCTGGCGGTCGATTGCCCTGCTCGTGCAGCTGCTGCTTGAGGGCGTAGCCCATCAGTGGCCACAGCTCGGTGCGCGAGTTCTCGAACGCCACCTGCTCGCCGATCTCGGCGTCGTCGTTCTCCGGCGAGACCGCGACGGACGGTTTGCCCACCACGGCGAATCCGCTCTGCGTGATCAGCACCGCCCAGCGCAGCACCTGGCCGGACTGGGTCACGTGCTTCACCGTTTCGATGTGCTGGATGTTCGCCATCAGGGCATCCGGCGTGACGCGCGGCGCGGTCTTGCCCTTGGCCTGGATTTCCTGCTCGATTGCTTGGTCGTTCATGTCTGCCTTTCAGGTTGTCGAAGCCGTAACCCGGCCTCTCGGTGCGCTCGCGCGCTGGTTGGTGGTCAGTCGAACGAGCTGCTCGACGAGCTGCTGTCGTAGCTGCTGGTGGAACAACCGTGGTCGCTGCTGCTGTGGCTGCTGTGCGACGAGCCGTAATCGCTGCTCGAGTGCGAATGGCTGCTGCTGGGCGCGCAGTGGCTCGATGAATGGCGCGGTTCGTCAGCCGGCGCCGACCAGGCTGCTTGCTGGACCGGATTGAGCGGTGACAGCGGGTTCAGCGGCGACAGCGGGTCGTCGTAAGCCGTGCTGGAACTGCTTCGCGGTGCGGCGCTGCTGGCCGATGCCGAGAACGGGCGCGACATCTTGGGCGCCGGGCTGAGCAGACTTTCGCGGCGCCGCTGCCGGCGGTTCTCGGCATCGATGCTGTCCTTGATGCGCTGCATGCGCGCCTCGTCTTCGCGGCGCTGCTGGGCTTCGCGCTCGCGGCGCTTGGCGGGGATGTTGAACGGCCAAAACATGGTCATGCCCTTTCAGGTTGTCGTCCCCGCGATACCGGGGACGGTTGTGATGCGCTCGCGCGCGAAATGGTCTCGGGATGCCGGCGCTGCTCCTGTGATGCAAGCATTCCTCTATGGCCCAGCGCAGGCTTGCTGTCCCGCCCCTGCAGCTCAGCCAGCACCTCCCGGCTGCTCTTCGCCAGCGCCCTTGCTTCCCGCGATCCCCGCTCGACGAACAGCACGCAGGGCGCGTCGGTCGAATGCGCTGGCCTGTCGAAGCCTTCGCAGTGGCCGGGGCCTTCCTCGTTGCGGCGCACGCTGGCGTCGATGAGGAAGCGGCCACAGGCGCGGCAGGGATCGTGGTCGCGGTTCATGCGGCCCGGCCCCGCTGTGCGCGTTCGAAGGCGTCGACCCGCGTCTGCCACTCGTCGTAGCTCTCGTCCGTGCCTTTCGGCTCGTTGCCCTGGGGCTTGCGGGCCGGTGCTGGTGGCGCAGCCTGCACGGCGGGCGAGTAGGGCGCGGGTTGCGTGCTCTGGCGTTGCAGCACGCTCTGCACGGCCTTGTCGAGGTAGCTGAGTCCGATCTCCTCGTTCGGCTTGAACTTCTTCGCCTTCGCGATCGCGGACAGCAGCACGTCGTCGGTGACCAGCGGGTTGGGTGCCCAGGTCATTCGGACGAAGCTGTCGGTCGGGTATGCCTGCATGCCGTGCTGGGCCAGCAGGTCCACGATCTGCGCTTCTCGCTTCGGCTCTCCGGGTCGGTCGTCGTCGTCGCGTTGCTGGTCGACGCCAACTTCGGTTGAGGCTTGAGACGACGACGATAAGGTCTTAGAAGTTAACTCTCCCTTCTTCTCTCCCTTACACACCGTGACCTGCTGTGACATGTCACGCTTGTTGTCCGTGACAGGTACGGATGGTTGTTGTGACAAGTGCTGAGCAGCGAGTGACCGTAGCGCCTTGGTTGACACGTTCCAGTCCGGGACAACGCCGTGACTTCTCAGCACTTCGAACAGCGCCTTGCGGTCCTCGCGTTCACGGGCTTTGCGCTCTGCCTCGGCGCTGCGCTTATGGTTGAACTCTTCGCGGCCCGGCAGCGCGGCCAGCGCCTTCTCGGCCACGACAGGGTGATACCAGCGATCGTCCGAGCACAGGATCCAGCCGCGCATGGCGCCTTCCTTGATGCGCTTCCACTTCGCCGCATTGCCGGACAGGTGCGCCAGGACCATGTCCTTGTTCGGCAGGCTCGCGGCCGGTACCTGAGTCCAGCTCTTGCACCACAGCGCGACAGCGGCCTTGAACTCGTCCCCGGTCGTCTCGGCGAACATGTCCGAATCGATCAGGCGGATAACGTCCAGCGGCATGTAGGGCAGGCCGCGCAGGTCGCAGTCGGCCGGGGTGAGCGGGTCGGGCAGGTTGATGTCGGCGGGCTTCATGCGGCGACCTCGACTTGAGCAAACAGCGTCGACTCGCCCTGGATCCGCTTGCGCGCGATCTCGGCATAGGCCGGGTTCAGCTCGATGCCGATGCAGTTGCGCTGCAGGCGGTCGGCCACCAGGCCGGTGGTGCCGGCGCCGAAAAACGGGTCGAGCACCGTGCCGCCAGGTGGACAGCCGGCCTTGATGCAGGTCTCAGGCAGTTCGGGCGGGAACGTGGCAAAGTGGGCTTCCGAGAACGGCTGGGTGGCAATGGTCCAGACGCTGCGCTTATTGCGCGTTTCCCACTCGACGCCGGCCAAGGCAACGAGACCCGCCTTCGTGCGGTGCTCTTCGCTCGAACCTTCCGCATAGGCATCTGCATACTTGTGCGTCTTATTCCCGGCCGGCTTTTCACTTGTTGCTGCTTCAGCTATGGCTTTGTGATCGAAGTAGTACTTCTCGCTCTTCGTGAGCAGGAAGATATATTCGTGGGCCTTCGTGCAGCGGTCGCGCACCGATTCGGGCATCGGGTTCGGCTTGTGCCAGACGATGTCCTGGCGCACCCACCAGCCGGCGTCCTGCAACGCGATGGCGAGCCGGTGCGGCATCATGACCAGGTCTTTCGGCTTCAGGCCGGGCACGCGGATGTCTGAACGGGGAATGAGTGCGTCGTCACGGCGCCGGCTGGCGATCATTTGCCGCTGGGCGTCGCCGCTGGCGGTGCGGTGTTTGGCACCGATGGTCGGGCCGTTGCTGCTGCCGCGGTTACCGGCGTAGCTGTCGCCCATGTTCACCCAGCAGGTGCCATCGGGGCGCAGCACGCGTCGCAGCTCTTCGAAGACGCCGACCATCGTGGCGATGAATTTGGCCGGGGAGGACTCCAGGCCGATCTGGCCGTCGACGCCATAGTCGCGCAGCCCCCAGTAGGGCGGGCTGGTGACGATGCAGTGGATGGAGTTGTCGGCGAGTTGGCGCAGGCGGGTGCGCACGTCGCCGACCAGGATGGTCGTCGTCATGGCGGGTTGCTCCCCGCGTTGCGGTACTTCTCGACCGCCTCGGCCAGTTCGTCACCGCTGACATCGAGCCGGCCCTGCGCCTTGCGCTGCAGCCTGGCCGGCGCCACCGCGACATCCTTCAGGCGATCGGCCCAGGTGCAGGCCTTGGCGATCACCTTCGTCGCCGCCTTGCTATCCAGTGATAAAGTATTCACCTGCGTGTTCCTTTCAGCCCGGCGTCCTGCTGGGCTCTTTTTTTGCTTCGTGGCGCAGTCGGAACCCATTAAAGATTCCTCCGGGCGCCACCCTTTGCGCCGCGCGGGCGGCATGCCTGACGGCCGAGACCCGGACATTGCCGGGATTCCCTGCAGGCCGGCTGGGACGTACCATTCGAGCGGACCGTCGAAGCGGCTTTCGCCGCGGCGTCGACCAAGCTGCGCAGGAACGGGCTACGGCCCAGGCTTCCGCGAATGGCGTCCAGGCCGATGACCTCGTTCTCGTTCATCAAGACTTCAACGGTGGTGGTGCGTGCTGCGTGGTTCATGTGTTTCTCCAGGGTGGTGCGGGTTACGTGGGCGGCCAGGTGGCCGACGGGTGGTGCTGGGCAAGAGCCCTTGCGCAACTTTTCGGGCGCAGAAAAACCGCAGGGTTACTGCGGCTGGTGTTCGGGGTGGGGATACGGTGCTTCGCCGAACACGTTCGGATTCAGCTCATATCGGGTGACTTGGCCGTTCAGCTTGGCCTCGACTTCACGACAACGTTCGCCAGGGACAGCGCCTTGGGCCGCCCACTTCTGGATGGCCTGCGGGGTCAGCCCGAGAAGGTTGCCTAACGCGGTCTGACTTCCAGCGATGCGGATGGCTTTTGCGATACCGGTTTCCATTGTTGTAGCCTGTGGTTGTGATTACAACCCAATGTTACAACAAGGCCGGAAGCTCTACAACTTATTTTTGCAGTGCTATCTACAACTGTCACTTGTAAGATGGTGGAATGGAAACTATGGCAAATCGTCTAACGGACCTGCTCAACGCGAAGAACGGCGGGAACCAGTCAGAAATGGCTCGGTTCATCGGTGTGTCGCCGCAGGCTGTGCAGAAGTGGATGGCTGGGGCAACCGAGCCACGGGGGAAGAATTTGGAGATGGCCGCCCAGTACCTGGGCGTATCGCCGGCAATGCTGCGCTTCGGCGCGGAGCCTGGCGGTCGAAACATCACAGCGGTTCATCCTGAAGATCCGCTGCCAGATGACTTTGTGTTGATCCCGGAATACAGGATCGAATTTTCAGGAGGCGATGGGAGGGTGAATTACGAAATTGTCGAAGACGATGAGCCGGCAACGTACCGACTCTCATGGTTTAGGAAGTACGGCATCAACCCAGCGCGTGCGCGACGCTTCCGCGTCACCGGCGACAGCATGATTCCGATGATGCACCCGCGCGACACCATCCTGGTCAACTTAGATGAGACCGACATCGTCGATGGCCACGTGTATGCGTTTCGCTACGGCGACCAGCTGCGCGTGAAATATGTTAGCCGCCGGATCGATGGAACGCTGGTGCTACGCAGCGTGAATCCGGCTTACAAGGATGAGGAAATTCGACCGGAAGTGGCTGACGAGCACATTACGATTATCGGTCGTGTGCGAGATAGAAGCGGAACAGGTGGATTGTAAATGAATCGAGCTGAAGCTTTTAAAGATCGAGCCGCATCTGATTCAAAATATTTTGATGAAATGGATCAGATATCAAAGAAGAGTGCTGCGGATCGGACTTTTTTTCAAGCGGCTAAAACCGCTCGACTGCAAGTTAATGCAGACGGTCTATTACCTGATTGGATTGACGATGAGTGGACGCATACGGCAGAGCAGGGGGCGAAAGCTGCTTGTTTGACGCGTGAAGACATGATCGCTGTAGCGAATGTTCAGTACGCGTTATTGAAACGCCTCGACCGTAATCGCAATTACATGTGGGTGATTATCGCGTTGCTGCTTTATATTGCGCTGCAATTCAAATAAATAATCCCCGCTCGCGGCGGGGAATTTTATTTGCCATTGAGGGCTTGAAGGAACTGGAGTTTTGAGACTCCGCATTGACTTACAATGCTTTTAATCACCTTGGCGCCGACCTCGCCATTATGGCAGTCGACTGTTACTTTTCTCTTAATACCGTTCTCCACCTTCTCATATTGCTCATGAGATCCGACTTGGTGAACCTTCACAAAGCCCAGCCTTTCAACGGCCTTACGCACTTTTGCGCAGGGCTGAGGTGTATGCGGCAAAAATAGCTGAATCACGCAGGCACAAGAGGAAGTGGCTCCGTAAATGCGCGACGGTTTCCAGCGCTCGACGCGAGTATGCCGACTAAGCGCAGCAATTGCATCCAGTAATACCGAGCGAAGAACGATAATGGTGCGCGGCGCGGCAACAACTGGCTTGCGTACTGAGCATCTACAGTGAGGGCTTCCCGCACATAGCTTACGATCTGAGCGTGCAGCTTCTCAGTCGCTTCGTGCTGAGTGTCCGCTTGGGCCGCAAGATTCAAATCTAAGCAGATAGCGAACCATTGTCCGTTTGACTCGCGTTCAGCATAGCAGCGGAGAAGTAATTGTTGTGGGTGCATGATGTGTCCTCTTGTTCCAAATGTACAAACGGCAAAAATCCCAGTCCGCCTGTGACTGTGGATAACTTTTACCCTCTGCCCGTACATCCGAATGCGCCGCCCACGGTGGGTCAGCTCGGAACACCTTGTCAGTATATAGCAAAGCTCTTACACCAGCCAAGCACACAAAGCAAGGAGAAACAGTATGTGTTCGCATAAGTCAATTGTTGCGTCTTAACGCTGGACCGGCGCGCCCGAGGTGTTCGGGCGCTACAACAGTTTACGGTACACCCCCCCCGATCTCCAACCACCACTGCAACCATCTACAACTATTTTTGCGAACATCTACAACTTTTGCTTGCAGGTTGAGTTCGCTTGTTGTAACCTGACGTTGTAGTTTGTTGAAACGCAAAACGAACAGCAACCGAGCCCAGCACCTGGGCTAGATGGAGAGAACGATGTCGAATACCACCACCACGCAGCACACGCCGACGCCTTGGGAACTGAGCGAGGGCGGCCTGAACGTAAATGCAGAAAACGGCAGCGTCTTGCGCATTGCCGTCACCAGCGGCGCCGATGTCGGACCGGGCTGGAGTGGGACCGATTACGCGACGTTCGAACACTCGAAGGCCAACGCCGCCTTCATCATCCGCGCCTGCAACAGCCATGAGCCGCTGGTGGCGGCGCTGGTCGAGGCAGTCGAGATCATCCAGGCCATCGACCAAGCGGATAACACGTGCGAGAAGCGCATCGACGTGTCCGAATTTCGTGCCGCCCTGGCCGCAGCAGGTGCCCAATGAAAGCCACCACCGCCGACAAGATCGCGGACGCCGTGGCCGCCGTGATCTGCGTGGCCGTCGTCCTGGGCCTGCTGCTGATCGTGGTGTGGGGCTGACCATGGACCGCCACCAATTCGACACCGAAGAGCGCGACGAGGCGCTGGCCGAGCAGCTGGACCTGCACACGAAGGCGATCCAGTTCGACGTGTTCGCTGGCACTCAGTCGACGATCCGCCTCATCGCCGAGCGCCTGGAGCAGCTCGAAGCCGGCGCGCAGGAAGCCGAAGCGCTGGTCCGGGCCGCGGTGGTCGGGCATTCCGCCCTGGTCGGCGTGCGCATCGCCGGTGCCGTGCAGGCGGCCATCTACTTCGAGGCCGAGGCGCGCGCCGAGAAATCGGTCAAGGGCATGGAGCAGCGCCGGGCCGAATCCCGGGACGACAACCGCATTGCGATGGCCGTGGCCGCGCGGATGCATTGAGGAGAGAGCTATGTGCACCCAGTGCAACGACACCGGCAGCCTGTCGAAGGACATCGACGGCCACCTGGACTGCCCGCACTGCGACGTGGCGATCGAGCGCGCAGGCCTGGAGCAGTGGGCCGGCCGCCAGCGCCTGGACTGCGGCCTGGCCGCGATGTGGGCGATCTATCAGCACGGCAAGGCCGCTGCGGCGGCGCAGTAGGCAGGGCGCCTCACCCTCGTAAGGGGTGGCCACACAGAAGCAGCGGCGCGACTTCGTAAATGCGCACTGCTTGGCGGGGAGCGCTGTGCACAGCGTCCGTCAGGAAGAGGGGCTTCGGCAATCGGAAGGCCGAAGGCTGCTTCTGTGTGGTGGTCGCATGACTGGATCTGGCCGGCTAGTACCCGGCCCTGTCTTCTGACTCAGCGAGTGCATCGGCACCGAACCAGCAGATTCGACGGAGCGAGTGAAGGTAGCCCGGCCACCACACGCGGGGAAGCATGGAGCAGCACAGTTCCGCGTAAAGGCAAAGCCATGCAGCAGTGCGATACGGCGGTACCCAGCCCGCGCCGGAGACGTAACCGGCACCGAACAACAACCGCCGGCGGCGCCGGCCAGAACGAGGAGCAGCAGGATGAGCACGCATCGCGATGCACTGGAAGAAATCATGGACTTGTGCGCCCGGTCGCGGACCTATACGCGGCGCACCATGTTGATCAACGAAACCGCCATGAAGGCGATCGGGATGACCGCGAACCAGCGTCATGCCAAACACATGGCGATCCTTGATCGCGTCGGGGACGCCGATGCCAAAGCGGCCTACCTGCAGCGTGAGGCAAAGCGTCAGGCGAAAGCCGCCCAGCAGGCGCCAACCGATCTTCACACTGCCGTGCAGCACGAGGACGCGTACGGTGCCTTCCACCTGGACGGTGCCCAATGATCGCCGCCCGCATCGCCCGCCGCAGCCTGATGGATCGCCTGCTGCTCGACGGGATGGCCTGGACGAACGCGAACCCCTGGTTCGGTCTCGCCGGCCTGGCCCTGACGATCGCCGCCGCCGGCGTGCTGGAGCAGCTGCTGTGATCCGCGACGCCGCCCGCGCCCTGGTCATCGTGCTGGCCCTGTTGCTCCTGCTGGCCGAGGTGCAGCGCGCCGATGACGCATCGATCGAGAGCGCGCCCGCCGTGCTCGACAACCACAACGATTTTTAACCCGAGAAGGACATCATGAACGAGCTGACCACCCAGGGCGAACCGACGTTCTCCCTTTCCCCGCGCAACCTGGCCGAGGCCATGGAGTTCGCAAAAATCATCGCCTCCTCGGACATGGTGCCGAAGGACTACGTCAACAAGCCGGGCAACGTGCTGGTGGCGGTGCAGACCGGCGCCGAGCTGGGCCTCAAGCCGATGCAGTCGTTGCAGGGCATCTCGGTCATCAACGGCCGGCCCAGCATCTGGGGTGACGCGATGCGCGCGCTGGTGATCAGCCATCCCGAATTCGAGGATCTGCACGAGGACAAGCAGGACACCCACTGCACCGTCACCCTGAAGCGGCGCGGGCGCTCGGCGGTGGTCACCACGTTCTCGATGGAAGACGCGAAGAAAGCCGGCCTGGCTGGGAAGTCGGGGCCGTGGCAGACCGCGCCGAAGCGGATGCTGCAGATGCGCGCCTTCGCCTTCGCCGCACGCGACCTGTTCGCCGACGCGCTCAAGGGCATCAAGTCGATCGAGGAAGTGCGCGACTACCCAGAGGGCGAGCGCATCGAGCGCGACATCACGCCGCCGGCGGCAGCTGCGGTAGCGGCGCCTGCGCGCCCCGCGCTGGTCGAGTGCACGCCCGAGAAGTTCAGCGAGAACACCCCGGCGTGGCGCGACATGATCCTGTCCAGGAAGAAGTCGCCGGCCGCGCTGATCGCGATGCTCAGCACGAAAGCCATCCTCACCGAAGACCAGAAAAACACCATCGACAGCTGGGCCCACGAGGCCGAATAAGGGGAAGACCATGCAGATCCACGACCTCATCCAAGGCAGCCCCGAGTGGGCAGCATTCCGCCTCGAGCACCGGGGCGCCAGCGAAGCGGCAGCCATGCTGGGCATCTCGCCGCTCGTCAAGCGCACCGAGCTGCTGCACATGAAGGCCACGGCCACCGCGCAGGAATTCAGCGAGTGGGTGCAGAAGCACATCCTGGACTACGGCCACGAGGTGGAAGCGCTGGCGCGCCCGCTGGTCGAAGACCTGATCGGCGAAGACCTGTACCCGGTGACGTGTTCGGACGGCCTGCTGTCGGCGTCCTGCGACGGACTGACCATGGCGGAAGACGTCGCCTTCGAGCACAAGCAGTGGAACCAGGCGCTGGCCGATTCAATCGCCGCCGGCCACCTGCCGGACGAATACATGCCGCAGCCGCAGCAGATCATGATGGTGACGGGCTGCACCAGCGTGGTGTTCGTCTGCTCGGACGGTACCCGCGACAATTTCGTGTACCTGGTCGTGACGCCGGACCCGGTCTGGCAGGAGCGCATCCGCGCCGGCTGGGCGCAGTTCGAAGCCGACCTGGCCGCTTACCAGTACGTCGAAGTCCTGCCGCCGCCGGTGGCCGCCGCGGTGCAGGACCTGCCGGCCCTGTCGATCCGCGTCGACGGCCAGCTCACCCTGAACCACAACCTAGTGGTGTTCGGCGAGCGCCTGCAGTCCTTCATCGCCGACATCGACACGAACCCGAGCGACGACCAGGCCTTCGCCGATGCTGAGCAGGCCATCAAGGTGATGGAGCGCGCCGAGAATGCACTCGGCGCCGCCAAGGCCTCGGCGCTGGGACAGGTTTCCAGCGTGGACGAGATGGTGCGCACGGTGGACAGCTATCACGAGCTGGCCCGCAAGACGCGCCTGATGTTGGAAAAGGTGGTCAAGGCACGCAAGGAGACGATCCGCGTCGAGATTCACCAGGTCGCCAAGGACAAGGCGGCGGCGCACATTGCCGACCTGAATAAGCGCCTGGGCAAGCCGTACATGCCCGCCGTCGCCGTCGACTTCGCCGGCGCCATGAAGGGCAAGAAGACCGTGACCAGCCTGCGCGATGCGGTCGACACCGAGCTGGCCCGCTTCAAGATCGAAGCCAACGCCGTGGCCGACCGGATCCAGATCAACTTGGGCCTGCTGCGCGAGCTGGCGGCGGCGCACGCCTTCCTGTTCGCCGACACGCCGTCGATCGTGCTCAAGGCTGCCGACGACCTGACCGCGCTGATCAAGATGCGTATCGCCGAGCACGATCGAGCCGAAGCGGCGAAGGCCGAAGCACTGCGCGCCCGTATTGCCGAGGAAGAGCGCGTGAAGGCAGAAGCGGCCGAGCGCGCGCGTGTCGCCGCTGAGACCAAGCGTCAACTGGACGAGCAAGCGGCTCGCGTGGCAGCGGAGCGCGCCCAGCAGGCAGCAGCGGCGCAGGCAACGGCCGCCCAAGTGCAAATCGAACCGCAAATTATTCCAGAAATTATTCCGGCGCCGGTCGCCGAGGTTACCCCGATCGACGCCGCGCGCCCGGCGCCCGCCGACGAAGCAATGCTGCGCCTCGGCCAGATCAACGAGCGCCTGGCGCCGATCGCGCTGACCGCCGAGGGCCTGGCCCGCCTGGGCTTCGCGCATGCCATGACCGACAAGTCGGCCAAGCTGTACCGCGAATCGGACTTCGTCCGCATCTGCGCGGCGCTGCAGCGGCACCTGGCCGCCGTTTCGCAGGCCAAAGCGGCATAACCCATAGGACCACGACATGCTATTCAATCAAATTGACGGACATCGCACGATCACCCAGCAGCAGGCGATCGACAAGTACTGGGGCGGGAAGATCGAAACCGTCAACCATCCGAAATTCCAGTACGGCTGTGACGTACACCCGCACGGCTGGGCCGAGATCACTCAAGAAGAGTTCGCGCAGTCGAATTTCTTCCGCTATAGCCCGCATGCCACCGGATGGTCGCGCACTCTGCTCGGCGACGCTCGACTGTTCTTTATGCACGACGACACCGGCTTCGCCTTGATCGGAGACTACTGGAGCAAGAAGGTCAGCATCTTCAAGTTCGGCTGCCAGCATGACTCGACCAGTGAGGAAGTCGGCCGCTGCCTGACGAAGTACACGTGCAAGAAGTGCGGCTACGTGCAAACCGTCGACTCGTCGGATTGACCATGGCCGGCCTGACGCCATGCCGGTGGACCGCGATGCGCTGCCGCGAAGCAGCCTTCCAACGGTTCCTCGGCGTCGACAGCAACGAGGCGGCCGCCGCCCGCGTGCGCGAGCTGTGCGAAGTCGGCAGCCGCGCCGATCTGGACCGGGACCAGGCCGCGCAGGCGCGCTGGGACGAGCGGATCCGCCGCGCCTACCTGAATTACCAGCAACAACCCACCCACCACAAATAGGACTGGAGATGTAACCGATGAACGCCACCACGAAAAACGAACAGAGCAGCCTCGAAGGAATGAGCGACGACGACCTGAGCCCCGGCCACATGATCGCGCGCGTCAGCGCCGTAGCCGTCAAACTCGTCTTCCCATTCGCCGCGCAGCACGACATCCGCTTCTACCTGAACGGTATCAACATCCGACCGCTGGACGACGGCTCCGTGATGGTCGTCGCCAGCGACGGCCACCGCATTATCGTGGTGCGCGACCCGAACGGCTATGCCGAACGCGAGGTGATCGTTCGTGTCGACAAGGACGCGCTCAAGCACGCCAGCAATGCCAAGCACACGCTGGACGTGATGTCGAGAGGCATGGCCATGTTCTCCGGCGAGGTGGCGCAGCCGCTGTTTATCCAGCCTGGCAACTCGCTGATCGACGGCACCTTCCCGCGCGTCGAACGCATCATCAGCACGATCGGCTACCGCGAGGGCATCCAAGGCGCGGTCAACCCCGCCTATCTGACCGACGCCCTGGCGATCGCGAAGAGCTTCGGTAATTCGATCCGGTTCTACACCCGCGACGCCGACAGCCCGCTGAACTTTGTGCTCGGCGGCCTGGGCGACCTGGAATGCTTTGGCGGGATCATGAAGCTGAAGGACAATTTTGACGTGCTGCCGGGCTGGTTCCCTCTGCCGAGCACGCCGGACAGCCTGTACGAGATGTGAGGCGGCAGCCATGACCCGAAGGAAAGACACCCCGAAATGCGGCCTCTCGAACGCCGAGAAGCTGGCCCTGCGCGACGCCGCGGTGGTGCGCATCCGCGCGGCGCTGGCCGAGAAGCCGATGACCATTCCGCAGCTGGTGGCGGAGCTGCACCTGCCCGAGCGCTCGACCTACAACTGCCTCGCGCACATGGCCGAGATCGGCGTGGCGCGCCGCACGGGCGAGAAGGCTTCGCACAACCGCCAGTTCTGGGAACTCGGCCAGGAGGATCTGGAAAAGCCGGTGCGCATCATGCCTCACCCGCAGGGCGCCGTGATCGTGCCGGCGCGCCAGGTGGGCATGTGGCGGCATTGGATGGATGAGGCCCTGTTCGGGCCGGCTCGGAGGGTGGCATGAGCGCGCTCGCATGGACCGACGCCGCCGCCACGCTGCCCGACGACGACACCCTGGTGCTGCTCGCGCTGAACGACGACGACGTGTGGCCGGGCTACCGCGATGGCGATACCTGGCGCTACGCCGATGCGATGCCGATCACCGCCGAGCGCGTGACACACTGGATGCACATGCCGGCCGGACCGGGAGCGACGGCATGAAAGCCCCGGCCGTGTCAAATGCCGGGATGCCCCAGCAACTGGGGCTGTTCGATGCGCCGCCCGCGCCGGCGCCGAAGCCGGTCGACCTGCCGCCGGTAAGGTCCGGCCGGCCGGTAGTCTGCTACCGCAACCCTGGCGATCCTGGCCAGGCCTGGACCGGGCGCGGCAAGCCGCCGCGATGGGTAACTGAATGGATACAGGACGGCAAGTCGCTCGACGCGCTGCGCGTCCCTGGAACGAACGCATAATTTACGGAGAGCCGAGACATGACCCAACAAATCGACCCGTGCGCCACCATGCGCAACAACCTGATCGCCGCCGCGCTGGGCTTGCAGCGGTGCACGAAGATCGCTGCCAACATCGTGCCGCTGCCGGGCACGGATCGCTTCATCGCCATCGGCACGCCGGCCGAGGTGGCGCGCCTGCTGGAGATTGCGCCGGCTGGCGGTCCGATCATCGGGCAGGGCGGGCCCGCTGAACTCGGCCGGGCGCTCGCCTCATGGATCGCGCCAAACATTGAGGCGGCGCGCCGTGCTGCGGGCTGCACGCCTCGCGTCGACGCCCTGATGGCGAAATGGGAAGACGACGGCGCGGCGCGCGGATCGGCTTTCATTGAGCTGCGCGACCTGGCGCGCGAGTTGGAGTGGGCCGCCCGCCCTGCACCTGCAGCGCAGGCTGTAGAGGCGCGGCGACTGCTGGAGCGCGCGCACCGCGTGCTGTCCTGCGCTGCCATCGTGCAAATTGGCGACGGGGAAAAGACGTGGGAGGGCATCGGAAAGTACCTCGCCGCACCTGTCGCCGCAGCGGCGCAGGCCGATGATGCGAAGGATGCGGTGCGGTATCGCAAGCTGCGCGATGCCGGAAAGGTACCTGCGGGCGTCTGGCATGCGCTGGAGCAGGGCGATGGCCTGGACTGGGCAATGGACTGCTGGATTGCCGACACATCGCCCGTCCCGTTTTGCGAGCCGTGCAAGGCTGGCCGCTACAGCGAGTGCCTGTACGTGATTCCGTGCACGCCGCCGATGCCCGCCACCGCCGAACGCGACCAAAGCGAGGGCGGCCATCATGACTGAACGCGGCATCCTGTTCAGCGCGCCGATGGTGCGTGCGCTGCTCGACGGCACGAAGACGCAGACGCGTCGCGCGGTGAAACGTCAGCCCTGGGTGTCGTGCTCGATCGAGGAAGGGGGCGGCGGCGAACCGCCGTTCGTCTACTCGGCGCTGCACGGCGCTGGCCCCGGCCACGACGTCGACGAAAGCCGGACCCCGTGCGTCTGCCCCTACGGCCAGCCCGGCGACCGCCTGTGGGTGCGCGAGACTTGGGCGCGGCCGGCAGCGCTCGACCCGGGCCCGACCGTCTACCGAGCGGACTATCCGGCCTGCGTTCCAGCGCAATACGAGAACGTGCCGCCAGCCGAGGAGATCGCCTGGAAGCCGTCGATTCACATGTTCAGGAAGGACAGCCGCATCCTGCTGGAGATCGTGTCGGTGCGCGTCGAGCGGTTGCAGGACATCAGCGCGATCGACGCGCTGGCGGAGGGCTGCTCGCACAACGACATGCGGCACGGCGACAGCCTGGTCAGCGTCTACGCGCGCCTGTGGGAGAGCATCAACGGCGCCGGCAGCTGGGACGCCAACCCCTGGGTGTGGGTGGTCGAGTTCAAGCGGGTCGCGCCGTGATCCCGCGCGGACCAGACCGCCGCTGGCGGAAACGCGCGCCCGGACTGCTGCTGGCGGAGCGCCGCGACGGCTTCGACCGGCGAGCGCTGGCCGTGCCCGCTATGCCGGGGACGGTGCGGCCGGGCTTCGCGGAGGCGGCGCCGCGCGTGGAGCGCCGGCGGCTGCCGGCCTGTGGGATGGAATAGGATAAGAGATAGGAGAACCCAATGAGCGAAAAAGAAATTCTGGCAGCGATCCTGCAAAAGCTGAGCGAAAAATCGATCCCGATCGAGGTCGACCTGTGGGATGCGGCGCACATCGCGGCCTACCTGAAGCGATCGCACAGCACGGTCAGGGACAAGATACTGCCGCTGCCGAGCTTTCCGAGGCCGATCCGCATCCAGACGGCGAACGGGACCGGGTACCCGTTGTTCAAGGCGCGAGAGGTAATCAAGTGGGCCGAAAGCCTACAGTCGTGAGGCGATGTCCTCGGCTGTTGGATTGTAGTAGGTGCGCAGCTGGTTGATGTTCGTGTGCCCGACCATGCGCGCCAGGTCCAACACATCGAGTTTTTGTGCGAGGCGAGTGATTGCCTCGTGCCGGCTGTCGTGGAACGTGAGCCCTTCGATGCCCGCGTTATTCTTGGCCTTGCGGAAGAGGGCGTCGAGGATCGCGGGTGTCAGGCCGAACCCATCCGGTACCAGTTTCCATATCTCGAGCGCCCGGGCCGACAGCGGCACATCGCGCGGGCGCCCGTTCTTTGTCATGTGCAGCCGCGCCACGCGCCCCTCAACATCGCCCTTCGCCAGCGAGCAGATTTCGCCGGCGCGCATGGCGGTCTCGATCGCGAAAAGGAAAGCCAGGGCAATCCGGTGCTGCTTCGTGGTGGGTTCGGTGCTCTTCTCAGGGTCCCACCCGAGCTGCAGGCAGATCAGGCTGATTTCCTTCTCGCTGATGCGCCGGTCACGGTGGGGCGGATCCTTGGGGCGCTCCACGTCCTTCGTCGGGCTTGTCGTGATCCATCCCCACTCCCTCCTGGCCACCGTGAAGACATGCGACAGCAGGTTCATGTCGCGGTTGACCGTCGAGCTTTTCACCTCCAGCAGGCGAGCATCGCGCCAGGCGGCGACGTCGGCAGGCTTGACGTCCGCGATCTTCTTGTCGGCCAGCGTCGTGGTGCGAAACCAAGCCAGCCGCTTGGCCTCATTGGCATAGCTGCGTTTCTTCTTCGACACTTCCAACTCATAGCGGTCAAAGGCGTCCTCCATCGTCTTGTTGCTCGATGCCACCTTGCCCTCGCTGATCTGTATCCGCTGCTCAGCCTCCCAAGCAAGGGCCGCCGCCTTGGTGGTGAACGTCCCCGAGACGCGCTTCCCCTTCACCATGATGCGGTGGCGCCATATGGTGCCTTCTTTTTTTGGTGCTGCCATTTTTGCCAATCTCGGTGGTAAATTTTGGCAAATGGTATCAGAAACTAAGAGCGGAAAAGCAAAAGGCATCCAGCGTATGAAGCCTGGATGCCTTAAGAATCAAAGACTAATGAAAAATAAATGAAGTGCAATGCTTGACAGTGGTGCCTCCGGCCGGAATCGAACCGGCACGCCTTTCGGCGCTTGATTTTGAGTCAAGTGCGTCTACCAATTCCGCCACAGAGGCTGCAAGCGCAGGCGCGCATCTTAGCACATGCCGTAGCAAACTGACCAGTGTTTGCGCGTGCCGGGCCTTGCGCGGGCCCGGCGGCGTTCGGGAGGCGGGAAATTCAGCAATCCATCTGGCGGCGCAGCGCGCGCAGCGCCGCCACCGGGCCGGTGACGTCGAGCGCATGGTCTCGCACGGTCACGGCGATGTCCTTGTGCTGCCATTGCGGCCAGTGGCCGGCGCGGGCGCGGTAGGTCACGGTGCCGGGGGCGCGGCCGGCCGGGGTGTAGCCGAGCTTGTCCAGGGCGTCGTCGAGTGTGCCGACCAGGTGGCAGGCGTCGAAGCGGGTCGTCACCTGCAGGTGGCCGGGCAGCAGCTGCGTCATCGGCAGCAGGCCGCCGAGCAGCACCGGGACCACGATGTACGCCAGCGGCGCGGTCGGGTCGAGCAGGTGGAAAGCGATCATCAGCGCCGGCAGCCCGAGCGCCAGCGTCATCGCGACCGTCGCCAGGCGACGTTTCGACAGCAGGATGGACGGTAAGTGTGCCTGGGCATGGGCACGCTCGATATCGGAAAACGTCACGCTTTTCATTTGGGCTCCTTTGCTGGGCGGCACCCATGGCGCGCCACAGAAGCTATTTTGAACACGTCGACCCAAAGAGAATTGATCTTTCTCAAAGAGGGTTTTTCTCAAAATAAAATGCCTTAAGGAAAGAGAAGAATAGGCCAGCAATTTTTCGTTTCACAAAAACCAGCTCAGGTTTGTGCGAAATCCATACGCTGAAGCATTAAGCGAACTTGCGCCGCCGTATGGAATCCATACAAGGATGGCGGATCAGAAAACGATTCCCGACAACTTATCTAACGGAACCATCATGAAACCAATCTCTCTCCTGCTGACCTCCCTGGTCGCGGGCGCAGCGTGCCTGGTCCAGGTGGCCGGTGCCCAGGCGATCGTGCGCAACACGCCGGTCGCCGCGGTGAATGACGGCCTGGGCGGCTTCAACGCGCATGTCGGCGACAGCTTCGCGGCCTCGGCCGTGGGCAGCACCTTCAGCGATATCTTCACCTTCGATGCCGCCATCCCGTTCGATGCGGCCGCTTCCGTCACCTCGTCCTACCTGAACAATCCCTTCACCAAGGATCTGGTAATTACCGGCCTCAGCCTATACCGCTACGATCCGGTCACGATGGCGGTGCTGGGCACGGCGGTTGCCGGCATCAACATCGGTGGCTTTGGCGCCAACCCGGTCGATGCCTGGACGCTGTCGGGCTTCGGCCTGGTCCGCGGCAACTACGCGCTCAAGGTCGACGGGCGCGTGGTCGGGGCCGGCGGCGGCGCCTTCGGCGGCGACCTGGCGATTGCGCCGGTGCCGGAGCCAGGTACTTGGGGCATGCTGCTGGGTGGATTGGGCGGTTTCAGTATCGCCGGCCTGCTGGCGCGGCACCGCAGCTGCCGGCGGCAATCCTCGTTGCGGACATAAAAAAAGCCACCCGGACCAGCGGGTGGCTTTCTGTGCTGACGCCGAGGGGTCAGCGCGCGCGCCGGTACAGGCGGAAGCGTTCGTCGCGGTCCGACGGGCGGCGGCCCTCCCACAGCAGGGTCCAGTCGCGCGGACGGAAATCCTGCAGCACGTCACGGCCGCCCCAGATGCCGTCGCCGTGCTGCATCACCCGGCCTTCGGCCAGGGCGCGCTCCACCGGACCGGCTTGCCCGCTGCGGTGGCCGGTGCTGTCCTGCACCAGCAGGTAGTTGCAGCGCTCGTGCTCGATGCCGGCCAGCGGCAGGTGTCCGAAGTAGGCGAACGAGGCGCGCTGGGCCGGACCGACGTTGGTCTCGATGCAGCCGGCGTCGGCCGGCAGGCGCGCCGCGATCTGCTGCGCCACGCTGGCGTAGCTGCGCGCGTAATTCAGGTCCGGCAGGAACAGGGTCATCATCATCACCCACAGCAGGATCAGGCCGCCGGACGACAGCACCACGGCGCGCCACAGCACCGAGCGCTGGCGCGACAGGCGCCAGTGCACCAGGAAGATCCAGCCGGCCGTGGCGGCGGCCGCCACGACGAAGGCGACGATGCCGAATTCCGGCTTGAAGCCGGGCAACAGCTTGAGTATGTTCCTGGCCGTCCAGGCCGGCCAGCCGCTCAGCTTGGCGATCCAGAACAGCCAGCCGAAGGCGCCCAGCAAGGTCAGCACCATCACCGAGAACCAGTCGATCGCATTGATCGTGCCGCGTTTCATGGTCGGCAGGCCGAAGGCGGCCATCAGGGCCAGCGGCGGCAGGAGCTTGAGCAGGTCGCCGTTTTCCGACACCGGGTCGCACAGCAGCAGCAGCACCAGCACGCCCACGAAACAGGTCGGCAGGATGATGTGCATCAGGCCGTGCTGGCGGCGCCAGGCCCAGGCGGCCCAGGCGGCGAACGGCCAGGCCGGCCAGCAGTACCAGACGCCGACGCGCACGAA